TGCCGAAAAAATCGGTGGTGGCAACCGGATCAATGTAATTATTACCACCAGCCTGGTTGGTGGATAAATAAAACGGGAATTCCTCTGGAACATCCACGTTGAAAATATAGGTAAATCCGCTGCGTAACCAAACCATAGGCGCTTCACGCTGGCGATGTTCTTCATCTTCCAAGTAATATGTAAAAGTGCTGCCTAAACGAAACCTGGAATTGCGAAAGGTTTTTTTACGGAGAGTTACATTTAATATTTTGGTGACCGGTTTCTGAGCATTTGTCAGGTCACTTCTTTTAATATGACTTTCTTTAGTAATTTGTCGGGAGGCCATACGATACGAACACAGTAAGTGAAAGGAGTAACGACTGTAAGGAGTAACGACTGTAAGGAGTTACTAGTATATAATTATTACTATATATTATTATTTGGAATAAAGCTGGCTAGTAAAAATACTTAAAAAATATAGTTCTTATAAGTAAAGTTTGATTAGGTTATGAATGATTCAGATGATGAAGTAACACACTTAGAAGGTCTCAATCGTATGATTGATCTAGCTGAAAGTGATAATGAAAATGATTTTGAATATACACCACAGCATTCATTAACCACATCAACTCCGACAACCGCAGCGGCAGCGGCCGGAGTAAATACGGTAAATCTGAGCATTGTAGACGATGCAGAAAAAGATTTTCAAAATGAATGTGACAAATATCAATTGAGTAAATATAATAATATAATGGAGGGGGCTCAGGTGTTATATTCGGTGCAGGATTCGAGTTCTATCGATGAAATAGACACGGAATATAACAAGAAAATTTTAAAACTGACACAGGCATATTATAAACTATTATCGGATCGTAGTATTCCGGCAGGTCAGTTGTCCAAATATGAACTTATGTTGTATAAATCTTGCCGTATCGCCACACAAGTGAAGAATATCATTGTGGAAACAATAAAAATAAAACAAACAAATCAAATCACATTTAATCCGTTCAACACCAAAAAACTCTTGGATTTCGACGAATATACCCCAATTAATAAACAAGTCTTAAATGATTACCAGAAACTGCTGATAGGTATGCTGGATTTATTGTATAAAAAAGAGCACAAACGATACAAAAGTTCGTGTTATACCCAGATTTACACACCAGATGGACACGCTACACATGCATGGGAAGTGAAGTGTAGTATCCGGGAATTTATTTATTCCAATACCAGTTCATACAAGAATTTTGATATGTGGAATATCCGTACTAAAACCAGATGTGTCGAGCAACTTGAAAAGGAACTGACCGAGTGTTACGATTTCAAATTCAAGGATTTGGTCAAGGACCGCCATGCGTTTTCGTTTACCAATGGTGTATATATAGCGTATGACGAAGAGACTAAAATGGATAAATTTCTTCCGTATTCCGAAGGTCAAATTCCGGATGATCTAGTAACGGCCAAGTATTTTGACAAACCCTTTGATAATTTCGATCACGTGGACACAACCGCCAATAATTGGTATAATGCCATCCCGACTCCTAGTTTGCAAAAGATTATGGACGATCAGAAATTGCCGGAAGATGCTTGTAAATGGATGTATGTGTTTATTGGTCGGATGCTTTATTGGTTGAATGAATTGGAGAAATGGCAGGTCATGATGTTTATCAAGGGGCAGGCCGGTACAGGTAAAGGTATGATTGGTTTGAATGTTATTAAAATGTTCTATCATCCGGATGATGTAGGTATTGCGTCGAATAATATTGAGCGGCAATTTGGTATTTCGATGTTTTCGGACCGATTTGTGTGGATTGCGCCAGAAGTTAGGTCTGATTTCCAGATGGAACAGGGTCAATTCCAGAATGTAGTTGTAGGTGAGGATGTTTCGGCATCCGTCAAGCATAAAAACGCCATCCAAGAGGTTTGGCGATTGCCTGGTGCGATGATGGGCAATATGACACCGGCATATGAGGATAATTCTGGTTCGATTGCCCGGCGTATCGTGTTGTGGTTGCACAAGTATGTCATCGCCAAGGGTGATACTACATTGGGTGACAAATTAAAAGATGAGATGCCCCGGATTATCAAAAAGTGCAATTGCGCATATTTGTCGGCTGTGCGAAAAGTTGGCGAGGATTCCATTTGGATGCACTTGCCGGCATATTTCCACAAGAACCGCGAATTGATGCAGCAAGAGACCAATGCATTCATCAATTTCTTGAATTCCGACAAGGTAGTCTTTGGTAAGGATAAAAAGTGTCTTGCCCAAGATCTCACCGAGGCATACTATATTCATACTCGCGATTTGGGTTTGCAGCGTCAGGCGTGGACATTGGATTTAATCAGTGGTCCGTTCCAGATTCGTGGAATTTTCAGCGAAAATGCCAAGTTTACGCATCCGTTTACTAAAATGCCTCGCGTAGGTGTATGGTATATAGGCATTGGATTATCCAACAGTTATTATACCGGAAGTGCCAAGTTTTCCAGTTATAGCGGCAATATAGATGATATCGATAATATGGAGATATCTGATGAAGAGTCTGAAAGTGGCAACTAGGCGCTTGGCGAAGCGCGCCACGCCCGCTTTTGAAAAAAGCGGACCAAAACCTGCTTTTTACACACTTAGTAGGTCAAAAACTTGATTATATTACTATTCCAATTCCAACCAAAGTACCTACAGCGGCTACTCCTTTAATACCTATACTAGTAGATATTAATCCAGTGCCTACAGCTATTGGAGCCACAGACATTCCAACAATACCCCAACCTAACCATTTGAGTTTGGATATGTTTTTAGATATTACGTTGGCTTCTTTTAATTCATCTGCTGCGACTTGAGTAGAGTGTACGGTTTCAGCCACAGAATCTTCAATAATATCTATAGAATTCTGTTGTGCATGCACTAATTCATTCAAGTCATTCATTAATCCATTTAATTCAATTATATCTCGTTCTATTTGTTTGATCGTTTCACTATCGTCTTTTACGTCGTCAACGACTTTTACATCGTAGTTGCTTTGCATACTACCGAAGGGAGTGTGTATATTATTTAAATTAGATAATATTCTAGCCTGATTTGATAGTTGTGAATCTGCACACTTCAGTCCCAATGTGTGCTTTATGACAGTTAGTATATTTAGCAAAAGATTTCATACACTTCATATTAAATTTTCCATAATACAGTGAATAATTTAAATATAAACCTTGATAACATTCAGTAAATTCGCTAGTCATATCCACATAATAAATTCTGAAATTACAAAGTGTACCGTGTCGAGATGATACACCATCATCTTTATAAATCATATGACCATGAATAATATATTTTCCAGACATATTACTTTTAATCTAGTTATTTCATTAAATAGATTTAAACATATTTTAGAGGTTGCTAAGTAAAAGTAGTTTTGGTCCGCTTTTTTAAAAGCGGGCTTTTTCAAAAGCCGCTAGACATCCTCGCCACGTTGAGTGATATTTTCGACACGGTTAAGACGAACCACAAAAGTGTGTTCGGTCAAGCAACTCAAATCGTATAGGCTTATAGTAACCTCAGTGTCGATACCGCCAGCGGCAGTGTTAATAGAGGTGCCGAGATTTGTTTGTAAATCGGCCAAATCAGCATTGTCATATCCGGCACCGTTTTCAGTGACATCAACGCGGACTACGGTGGTATTTTGCACAACAACATTAAAATTAGCGCCGAGATTTTGGAAATCAGTTATGGTATAAGTGCCGTCAGTATGCCCCGAACCACCATCAGTGACTACTACCCGGGAAATAGCATAACCAGTACCATAAGTTCCACCATCAGTGAAATCATAGATTTCGCCTTTATGATTGCGGATTTTGACATTCAACAACTGGAAATTCTTGGGTTTGGAAAACCATTTTATGGGTAAGAGTTGGTCCGCATTATCATCAATATACCGATAATTTCCTACAATACGTGTAGGGGCAATCGTCCCAATGGCTTTCAACGGGAATTGCACACTTAATGGGTTGGTATTATCTGGATTAATTTGACGTTTGTTATAATTTTCCCCGAATTGTTGGACTTCTAGGTATAAATAGGGCTCATATTTTTGCAAAGGATTGTTGGGGTAGTTCATCGAAATAATTTCGGCGGAAACCACTCCATGAAATTTTTCTTTAATATCAAAAGTATATTCCGAAGGAGTCGTGGTGGCTTTATTCAAACGGTCAAAGCTATTCACAACAACAATTTCGGTCTTATAATTATGGCTCTTGGGCTTTACCACCATACCCTTATCCGTGTCATAAAGTTCGTTCATGTTTTAGATACGTTATATACTTAATTATATATATCGCATATATTATATTCTTATACATTTACCGTACGTTCGTCACTCGCTAACTCACTTCGCACTCACTTCGTTCGCCACTCGCTAACTCACTCGCTAACTCACTCGCAAGCTCGTGTCGTATGGACTCATCTAATGAAATTGACAACACATCCGAAGAATTAAATGAATCAACCAATTTCCAGAAGGGTGGAAGTGTTGATGAGATGGACGATGATTATATGGGTAATATAGATCAAGACGACCGTTCTGTATCAGATGATGAAGAAAATCCAGTAGGCGACGAATCTTTTGGAGAGTCTTTAAACGAGTCCGTAGACGAATCAGTAAACGAGTTCGCAAACGAGTCCGTAGACGACTCGAAAGAAACTCCAATTAAAAAAAATAAAGGAAAGCAAAGATTAATACCTATATCGGATTCTGAAAACAATAATCCGGAAGAAATCAATGAACAACTTAAAAAATTACAAAATGCGCAAATAAAAGAGAAATTAAAGATGATGTCGCAAAATTATCATAAGTGTAACAGTAAACTTGGATGTGAAACAGTTAAATACGAATTTATCGAACCAATAAAATCTGGCACTTGGACTGTATTAAAAAAATGATTTGAATGTTTGGGCTGATAGTTCATTAGCAAAATCGTATAATATGAAACAAATCAACCTTCCCCATTCAGTGTGGTACTGTAAAAATCCTGAACCAGCAGGTGTTTACATGAGTCTTCAAAAATGTAATCATTTACCTCCATTAAGGGGTAGAGAAATTTTTGATATATTTAATGGGCAAACTCTGAAGGGATGTGGGCACACGTTTAGAGATGATGTGTGGAATGCATATTTTGAGTCTTTAAAAGTTAATGATATTATATCAGGATTTTATCCTACACGGCGTACTGTCGAATGTCCGTTATCTACAACTTTGTTAAAATGTCCGGATAATGGGTGTAATCACACTTATATATTCAACCCAAATGTTAAAATTACTTTCAAGTTTAAAAATTAGACACTTACGCCAGTCGCTTCGCCACTCACTTCGTTACTCCCTAACTCCTTCCAGTCGTTACTCACTTTGTTCGTATCGTATGGCCAATTCTTTAAAGCAAAAACGGCGAAATCGCCAAAAACCTATACCGAAATCCATAAAACCGCATTATTATTATGTATGGAGGCAAGGTGAAATGCAGATAAATCCTAACGGGTTTGGATTTATTACCCCAATGTATGCATCTATGCGGAAATTTTATGATAAGGATGTCATATGGTCCAATGCATCTAAAAAAGAATTTCTTGACCAAGGGAATGCATATTATGCAACTGGTCGAGTATCAAAAAAGACGTTGGATGATCTTGTTAGATTATTAAACGCATAGTAAAGTAGATATATATTAGGGATATATCCCTATATTCCTAAACTTTAACTAAAACCAATTAAAATTTACTTGAATGTGTGCTAGTACCTTATATAAGTGTAAATAAAGTATGAATCTCATTAATATTTTAGTAGTTCTAGTTAAATATTTTTGACCTAACACTATGTGTCCTAAAAAGTAGTTTAGTGTGTATGAGTTTTCGGATCTTTCCAACACTGATTTGCCCCACGAATCCGTTTACGTGATTTGGCAGAATAGTCACGGTAATTGAATTTAGGACAAGCCAAGAAATATAGATGTTTTTGTTCAGATGCCCGCCAATCAGTGCTTTTGGTAAATACCGGTTTATTGGACTGAGTTTTCCGGCATCGATCCAGATGATATATTTTGTATTTATAGGCGTCATTGATAATATCATAATCTAGTCGGCGTAAAAGTCCGGCGATTAGATTATCGCATCCAGGACAATTTCCCACAGAAAAGTCCATCGCATCAGACACCCGGATCGGCGATTTAAATATCCACGCATCTTGGGCCCATCCTCGCATGAATTCACTGTCACACCATACCCGTCCGGCCAGATTGACCTCGTGACGCGACAGGCACATCACCCGATTCACATTCACCTCGTCACCGGCGGCGGCCCAGGCATCCCCGACTAGGTAAATGTCTAGGTTAATTACACCTACAACACACCCTTTTAAATGTGCGTTGGCGAATTTAAATGCGTCCAAATAAGTCATCCGGCCTTTAACCCACTCGACCTCATGGGTTTTGAATTTTGGATGTTTTTCATACTTTTCTGGGACGATCACACCCGGTTCTAGAAGGTTATGCACCATACCAACGTAGGGATTATTTAGATTTTTATCCAAACACGTCTCCAATTCCCTAAGTCTGTCCGGATTCTTTTCATTATAGTATTGTACGATTAGGTGGATTTTCGGTTTTGGTTTAGGATGAGACACCGATTTTATCGAACATTTTACCGAATGCTTGGCCAATACCATCCGGTCATCACTAGAAAATGAGCACCCATTTCTAGGACACTTTAACATCGTATATTATATAATAGTATATTATACTATTATAATAAACTAACTTTCTTAGTTCATATGACCAAAAAAGAAGACACAACAATACATTTTGAACGCGATTGCGTTCCCCTAGAAACACCTGCAGAATATTTTGGCATTAAAAAGTTTTTGATTCCGATATTAGTCCAACCCAAATTTTTCAAACGTCATAAAAAGCCGCAAGGTATGATTGCGGAATTTATTCCAGATGAAAAGGCGGTTTTATTCACCGTTGTGTGGAATAATGAACACGTTCCATTCACGTTAATATCAGATAAAATATATGCATGCTATCGCAAACGTAAATATGGCCGGGTACAAGATCAACAATGTTTCAAAGTACATTATAATTCTACACTTGAAAGACCTGTAGGAATATCTTCACACAATTGGACAAATTATTCCAAGAGAAAATGTGGATGGTGCTGTTCTAAAGGCCATAATTCCCATTATTTTGACCTAAGCAATATGGAATATATGTCACATCGTCCTATCATTTACGTAGATTCCTGGTATCATGGATTCTCAATTCGAGATGGGAATGTCAAAAAAGATAAATATGTGTGCAAAGATTTACCTTTATTTAAATGGAAGAATCTAAAAAATCACGGAGATCCTAAATCATCTTTGTAAAAATATATCAGTTCCACTAACATAATTTTTGAAATTGATTTTAGTATACCCTAAATATTTGCAAAAACTTTTAAGAATATCATAAAATCGATTATCAATATCTACATATTTCATGTTGAAATTATTTTCAACCCCATACAATAAAAATTTCGTAGATATAAATTGCCATACTTCGATTGTATCATTTTGATATATTATAAAATGGGCGTTATCTATGTTAATATTACCGTCATAACACAGCCCCTTACACTTTCTTTTGAGTGTGTCAACATCCATACTGTGTTCTAGTACTATGTCACAGATACTATAAGAACCCAAATAAGTTTAACTAGATTATGGTTGTAAGTATATATCGGTAGAATCATCAAATCCTATATTTCTAAACATTAATCTAGAATATCCTAAATATTTGCAAAAACTTTCAAGAATGTTATAAAATTGATTATCTACTCTATAACATTTATGTATAATTGAAAAGTAAGAGATTACAGATGAATTACAATAATCACCATGACATATCACAAATTCACAATTAAATTTGGTAATATTATAGTCATAACTCAGCCCCTTACACTTTATTTTGAGGGTGTCAACATCCATACTGTGGTATTTTTGTAAAAAGTAAAACCAAGTAAAATTTACCTTAGCGCAAGGATTTTTGATCAAGTATTACCAAGTAATACTTATTATGATCAGTTATATCGGCGTTACATATATTTCAGCATTTGCAGTTCTGTTGCTAATTTTCGTGTGTTGGATGATAGGGTGTTATATGAATTATACTTCCAATCGTAATAACTCTCGCAGAATATCACAACCTTTCCACCCACTTTACAGTGTCCCTAGGGTATCACGTACACCAACAACACCCAGTGATATGGTGTAATAAAGTCATTTAAATGTAAACGTGTACGTTAGTATACTAACGTATAACCACCTCGTGTAACCACTTAGTATGTTATCAAAAGCACAAGAACGCAAAGAACGTGCCAAAAGGCAACGCATTTATTTAATCAATGTTCCGGACGCTAGCTCGGATGAAAACGTCAAAGAATTTGAAGTAGTAGGTACTACGAATAATATATACAACGTCCGGATATCTCCTAGTGAAGTCAAGTGTACATGCCCGGATTATACTACTAGATATAACAGATGCAAGCACATATATTTCGTGTTATTGAAAATTATGAAACTAAAGGATGGTATGGAAGATGTCAAAAAATATACAGAACAACAAATCCAGGATATGTTTAATAATATCCCAGCCATTGTTGACCCATCTATTAGGGTTAGTGATGATATTCAAAAGAAATATCTGGAGTCTTTGGGTAGTGGCGACATCCCGGGATCAAAACCGCAACCCCAACGTCCGTTAACTGAAGAAGATGATTGTCCTATTTGCATGGATAATCTTCTAGGATCTACCGATCTAGTTTGGTGTAAATCTTCATGTGGAAATTCTATCCATTCAGAGTGTTTCAAAAGATGGTGTGACGTTTCCAGAGGCTCACCTACATGTGTTTATTGTCGGGTTGCGTGGGTTGGCGACGGTGCGATTGAGAAACGAGGGTTGAATTATAAGAATTTGGATGCGTTGTGAATCTACTCTTTACAAATATATAAAAAGTAGTTTTTGACCTACTTTTTCCTAAAAAGTAGTATCAATAAATTTATCTTAAGTATAGTTTTTGACCCACTTTTTGTGAAAAAGTGGTTAACCAGATACCAAAAATGCCTCCATTTTGGACAATTTCTTTTTAGTTTTGCTGGCGTGTGTTTTCATTTGTTTGTTGAATTCCTTGAGGGTGATCTTTTCATTATTTTCGTTATATTCGGTATAATTCTTATTGTTGAGTTTGATGTAATCAATGGTTTGAATTTCTTCAACTATTGGAAATAAATACAGGACATTTATACCAGTATATCGATATTCAGTATCAGTATCCAGAAAGGTTTTGCGGTATTCCTCGATTTCCATATATCCACCGTAATATTTCAGGAATTGTCGATTAAGTGCCGGTTTTATAGGTATATATTTGCCGAATAATCGTTTATGGTACATGCTAATGATCCCGGAGCGTTTATTAGAGATACTGTCGGGACAGTTTTGATTATATGCAATTACGCATGCAGGCATACAGAAATTGCCGGTTATATGGAATAGATCTTTACGGTTATTATATGCGGTAGGTAAAAAGAATGGGCTATTATCGAATTTGAGACCACACCATAAACATGCATAATCGCTTTTGGATGGCATCTCTTTATCGGTATTAATAGTACAAAAATCGGTAAATAGGGGAATACGTATTTTACAATGTTGCTTATTGTCTTTGGTTAATAGGTCTGTATATAGGTGTTGTTTATTGGTATTAGAGGATATGGATACATTTACACATTCATCTTCGTCATCGTCAAGTTTGATTTTGGATTTCATTCGACGCTATATAAAAAGCTTTCCGTCGCAAAAAATCCGTTTTGTTCAAGGGACAATTAAATTTGTTTAACATTATACCCTTAAGTGTTTTTATACTCTTTCGAATTTGCTCGCTAACGCTCGTGTCGTTACACAATCCTTTCGCTCGAACTCACTCACTAACACACTCGCTAACGCTCGTATGCCCGATAAAACTAAATTAATTATCACGCCGAATGAAACCGCCTTGATTAAAGAATGTGAAACGCAAAACATCACATTTGAAACAAAGCCGTTGGATATAGGTGATATTCAAATAGTTCAAAATGGAAATGTGCAATATCTGATAGAAAGAAAAGCAGACGGTGATTTGGAGGCATCGATAAAGGACGGCCGATATAAAGAACAGAAAGCCCGTATTAAATCATCAGGTTTAGCGCCGCAAAGGGTAATCTATTTGATGGAACGGTTTCCGGACGATGTATGGAGTGACTCGGAACGTAAACGCTTATTTTCGGCCCTAACTAATACCCTTGTCCGGGATAGAATGATGATATATCAGACGAAATCCCTAAAAGAGACCGCCCAATTTTTGAAAAGTTTGTGCAAATCGGTGGATAAATTCTTAATCAACGGCAAATTAGACCCGAAATCTCAAGAAATTATCGAGATGTCTCAATCCCAGATTAAAAAATTGACCTCGACACCGCAAACGATATTCCGCGATACTTTGACACTAATCCCACGATCGACCAAACAAATCGCCGATTATTTGGTTGAATTATATCCAGACGCTACTGCATTCGTTGAGCAAGCGTCTGTTGATGTTTTGAAAAAAATGAAAATCCCTGGGCGTAAAACGGCACTTGGCCCAGTATTATCTAAAAATCTTTTGGAATTCGTGAAAACATTGATAAAAAAACCCATTTAAGGTATATACTCTACGTTACACTAGTGACTGTACTAAACTTCATTGAAGTTCACTAGCGTATGTGCGGAATATTCGGCTCGTTTTCGTCGGGTGTGTATCTCCAGAAAACCCTGGATGGTTTGCGAATGATACAGCATCGTGGCCAGGAATTTGCCGGGATAGCTTATATCCGCCAATCAAATTCAGAAATTAAATTAATAAAAACCAAAGGAAAAGTAAATGATTTGCCTGTATCTCCAAGTGAATGTGCAAAGCGCACCCGGCTAACTATCGGTCATGTCCGCTATACTACCTCGGGGAATAAAGAAAAGTTTTTAGCGCATCCTTTAAAAGGCCATTTGGTAAACGGCGGGGAATTTGCGATTGCATTTAACGGGAATATTCCTAGATGTCACGCAAGTTTCGCCGGGATTGACGTGGAATTTATCCGGGATTTCATACAACAATCCACGGATGATATCGAGACTACTTTGATAAAGTTGATGAAAACAGTAAAAGGGGTTTATTGTATTAGTGTTTTAGTCGCCGACGCCATTTATTTGATCCGGGACAGGTATGGATATAAACCGTTGGCAATTTATGTGGATAATCACACATTTTCATCGGAATATTTAGGTGATTATAACACTCGTGAAGTTAAACCCGGAGAATTAATAAAGTGTGGTGATAAAAAATTCGAGACTGTTTTTCAATATCCATCCGATACTTTGAAACTGTGCTTGTTCGAATATATATATTTCATGAATCCTGCATCGTCATTCGGGTCTATACAAATCGAAAAAGTCCGGGTGGATTATGGAAAAACTTTGGCCAAAAAATCGGCCCATAAAGATCCTGAAAACGCGATAGTAATAGGTGTGCCATATAGCGGAATAGTTACTGGACAATCATACGCCAAACAGAACGGTCTAGAATATTTCCAAGGTATTTCCAAAAAACGTAATATCCGCACATTTATCATGCCTTCGAATGAAGAACGCATAGATATGTGCAAACTTAAATACGGATTCGACGATTCTATAAAAAATCGCAAGGTTATCCTAGTAGATGATTCGATAGTTCGCGGGAATACCTTGAAAACTTTGATACACAACCTTCGCGAATTCGGGTGTGCTGAAATACATATCCGGATTGCATCTCCAATGATCACCCATCCTTGTTTTTATGGAGTAGATATGCCTACCGTAGAAGAACTTATCGCCAGCGAAAAAAATGCCAACCGACAAATCGAATATATCCGTGAATATATCAACGCAGATTCTTTGGTATATCTTGATGTAGATGAATGTGTTGATCCAGTTACTTTTAGGACTTCTAACGGGAGTCCTAGTGGAACCCCAAAAAGGGTTTGCGACACTTGTTTTACTGGTAAATATAATTCAGAATTGAATAAAGAAATAGATTGGTAAAATACTTTTACATTTAATATTATAAATGTTAGTATAATATTTAGGACACTTACATTATGAAATTGAGGTCGGGTAAAATTATTAATAGTCAAACAGAATATCCTGAAGGGTTAACATTATATCTTGATCCAGAAGGAAATGATGAATTGTTTAAAGTTATATCAACACGTCATAGAAACATTAAAATTTGTATAATATCAGATAGATGTGGAATGCCTGTAAACACTATTATGACTGGATCTGTTAGTCCTACAAATGTTATGACTGTAACCAAAGATTTTTTCGAAATGATTTTATTTAAACTGATTAATACCAACGGTAGAGGTCCATCATATGCTTGCATTGTAAAGGTTTTTGGATGTTCTTTACATGACTTTGATTATAGGAATATTTATAGACTTATTGAGTAAAATATACTCGACCATTCTAGTATAGTAGTATACTATAGTAGTATACTTATTACACTCGCACTCACTACGATCGTATGGACTACACTATCAGCAATACGCTTTCGGTCGGGAGAGATCCCAGATCATATCTTAGACCCACGCATCAAATCGCGCTATTAGACAGATGTTATACCCAAATTACTAAAGCCGAGCTTATACAAATTTGCGCAACACAAAATTGGTCGATTCCAAAGAGATGTACCAAAAAGGATTTATTCACACGTGTACATATCCATCCACAAAAACCTTTAGTACGTTATTCGCAATGGACGCGAGATGTAGTATGTGTGATTGACAATCTACTACAAACCATTGATTTCGATACTATGTTGAATCCGGTGATGAAAATGTTTGAAAAGACTGGATTGGGGACCAAAGGTCACTTGAATGGAAAGACTCCGACAGATTTAGGCCGGACCTTATTAGAATTTCTGTCATGTAAATTGGCATATGTGTGGATGTGTTATCGTAACAATGGCAATACATATCCAGATGGATCTAACGGTAAAACATTTGATTCACAAACTCTGGAATTATCTCCTCCGCCGTATTTAGATCAGATCTGGCATCATTTTTTGCTAAATCCTGTGGAATATTCTTATGCGTGTAGTTGCTTATTTAATCTGTTTTATTGTGGTTCGATTAATCACACACGCTTTACCTCAATTATTCCACACAATCCATTGGGTTCTGGTAGGAGTGAAGAAGAACGTGTTTCAGCAATCATCAAAACACAAACTATTTACTGTCAACTTTTCCAACAACTCAAACCTGGAGCTAGAAATGGTATGGAAATGGTATGGTCTATCTATACCTTAGAAGAACCACGTAAGGGTGGATATCAAGTATTTATCAATGAATTGGACGGTTCTGTTAATACAGTATATGTCAATGCAAACGACTCTATCTATATGTTAAAATGTATGACTTATATGAATAACGGGATATCTCCTTGTTCTCAACGTTTGATATTTAATGGTAAACAACTGGAAGATTCTCGATCAGTGTCTGATTATAACATTCAAAGTCAATCCACAATCCATTTAGTATTAAGGCTTAGAGGCTGCTAGCGGCTTTTAAAAAAGCGGACCAAAATTGAGTTAAATATACTAGTATACTAGTATACTACACTAGTACTAACTAAACTAGAACTAGAACTACGTTATGGACCAAACTCAAAATCAAAACTTTATATATTTACCTTGTCGAGATATTTTATATAACAAAAATCAGATTCGAAACATACGATGTGATAGTGAAGCGAAAATTTGTGTATTACATACAAACACTTATGAAACTTTTCCAAATTATGGGTGTTCCTATAATGACATATTAGATTTCAGAAAAGAACTTTTAAAATATGATAAAATGTATTATGATCCATATAGGCCTATATAGTTAATTTTACTTGTATTCTATATGTATATATATACACACGCATATATATATATATACATATGAGTCACGACCTAGATGAGTTTAAGAATATATACTGTGAACTAAATTTAGAAACTGGTAAAATTAGAAAATATAAAGATCAGCGTGATAGTAGTATAAATGGGTTTTGTACAAATAGATTTGCAATAACAAACTATTCAACCAGTAATTCATCATTTATAAATTTTAGTTCATCAGTATATGCAAATGGTTGTGTTTTATTATCATTAAATATGAAAGATGCTGCTCATTACGCTAAATATTATACTCAAACTTATGGTAAAAAAATATCATACATTATATACCATTACTACAAATATCACTTTTTTACCGATCCTACAGTATAAGGATATTAAGTTAAATCTACTCACGAGTATTCGAGTATACTAATTAACTTGATATGAATGTAATTAATGTTAAAACTGGAGAAAAGTATGAATTTGATACACATGGAGAGTGTTCAGACAAAACACATCGAAAATATTTTTTTAGAAAATTTGCAATTACGCCAACAATTTACAACACATTAATAGAAAGTTATTTTAACGATTGCCATGTAAATTATAATGTATTAAAATTAATAACTGTCAAAGATCTAATATATTATTCTAAATATCATGGAAATGTTGTTACACATATAACTATTAAAAAAAATCTCAATAGAATTTATAGAATTCATTTTTGCAACTAAATTTACTTAAGCTATTACTAGTAATAGCGCTAGTATACTACTAGTACTATGCCTTTTGAAATAGATGTAAAATTAGGTAAAATTATTGAACGTGCAGAATTTGTTGACAGTTCTATATGTCAAAAGGTTGGGTTTCAAATTGCAGATTTTAAGATTCATCCACATTGGAAATATAGTAATAGTGAAATTACTTATTATGATATCGCAACAATTTGTTGTTTAAATCATAAACACGCGATACACTTTGCTAAATATTATACTAAACATCACAAAAATTTATTTCATATATTTACAGCTTCAGACACAATATATAACTTTTACAACTTAAAATCTACTTGACTAGTTACTTAAAGTATTATATAGGATAATACTTACAGTATGGAAATTATATACACAACCACATTAGAATTTCCTTAACAGAAAGAGCACCAGTTGAAATATATCCAAATGAATTTGCTACAAATACTGAATTTTATCCGCGCCCGCGCCCACCCTGTAATAGTTTTATTGCTATCAATTATGACTTAATTGGCTTACAACCCATCAACGCTATAAAACATTATGCTAAATATATTAACACACTTATGTGTACGAGTACGCGTACGCCCGTTACAAAGATACTTGTGATTGAAGATGTTATGCAATATTATTTGTATGGAGATGATTTTGATATTAATAACTATTTAGATGATTGAAAGCGTTTTTGGCACGCTTTTCAAAAAGCGTTTTTCAAAAAGCGTTTTATTTAAATCTATCTAAAAATTTCTGACGTTGTTCTCTTAATTGTCCTTGATCTAGTCTGGCGGCTTGTTTGGCGCGTTCCGCTCGTTGCTTCTTAGCCAATTCGGCAGCGGCCTGTTTCTTTTTAGCATATATCTCATTTTCTGCTTTACGTCTAAGTTGTCGTCTTTTTTCGGATTCCATCGCGGCAGTAGTTTTGGAAATTGGTCGAAAACGCTTTAATGCATTCATTTGACCTTCTTTTGAACTAGTGATACCGGTACCATAATTTAATGCCCTACCAGATCCTTCAGTTGAAAGTTTGTGAGTTTCGGCATATTCTTTCATTTTTTGATCATTCTTGGCGATAGTTTCCAACAATTCTTTTCGGCGTTCTGTATTTGTATATGGACCTAGCCTTGATAGTACTTCTTCGTCCGGACTCGGAGTTTCGTCTTTGGTATGCGACGGTGGAGGTATTTTAGAGTTCATATACTTAGTATGTGCGCAGTGTACTCAGTAATAATATACTAATAGTATTAATTAAAAGTGAAATTTACTTAATAATATAAACGTATATCAGTTAAAATAACTCACAAGTATGAAAACAAATATTATAGTCATTGATGATTTCCATGATACTCCGGATGTGTATCGCAATTTTATTTTGATGCAGGATTTCAATGTAACCGGCAATTTTCCTGGAGCGCGAACCGAATCATATGCCACCAAATCCGACAAGGAACGTTTCGAAAAGATTATGGGTAAAAAGATCACCTATTGGCCGACTGAATACAATGGATCTTATCAATATACTTTGGCCGAACATGATTCATGGGTTCACAGGGATTGTACTGATTATTCCGCCCTTATTTTCTTAACACCTGACGCACCTTTGGACGCTGGTACGGCCATTTTCCGACATAAATCTACCGGACTTTTAGAAATTCGCGAAGATACCTCCGAAGAAGACAAGAAACAGCTCGATGCCGATTCCAACGATATCGACAAATGGGAACTAGTGGATTATGTAGGGAACAAGTATAACCGTTGCGTCATTTTCAATGGTCGTTTTAACCATCGCAGCATGAAATACTTTGGCGATTCCAAGGAAACTGGGCGTCTTTTCCAGACTTTCTTTTTTAATTGTGAAGAATAACTACTTTTGACAGATCAAAAAAGTATTTATATTTATTTATGAAATATAAATATACTTACATGAAATCTAAAATTACCAAAAAAGATATAGTAAACTCTCTTAGAGATACCGTTACCGATGCACACGTTAAAGAACCAAGAGGTTCTATTTACATAACTTTACACAAACTCTTTGAAACTTTAAAAGAATCTAGAAATAAAGCTAAAAATAGTTATACTAAAAACTAGAATACTATTATCTCACCATCATGGAAACCAAAATCAAAATATATCGAAAATATTTGAACAATTTGTCTCAAAAGGACATGTTTAGGGCAGATGGTATGCTCAGTAAAAAACGTTTTTATGATGTGACTGAATTGTATACTGAACAACTTAAACTGGTTGATCTAGGTATGCCTACTACTGTAAAGGAGTATGTACTAAAGTTGGTAACCGCCGAATATACTCCGGGGAATTGCGAAGAAATTATGTCAAATTACATTAAATTGGTTTTACACCTTACCAAAGAAGTTGTACATATGTCCTCATCCGTAGAATAAATCTACTTATATGCTAGTATATTACAAGTATACTAACAATATAACTAATAAAGACATAAATCAAATAAAGAAATAAATCAAATAAATTTCTATGAGAATTTGGAAAACGGTATTGGGATTTTTAGGTGTGTTGGCCTTGATAGGTTCTACATCAGCGGCACCAGAGTGTAATAACAGAATAACAACAGATATAACGCGTGTTGTGAATGATTTGTTTAATTCTACAACATACGATCGAAGAGTTCGGCCATATGTTACAAATTCATCTCAAACAAATGTCCTAAGTTTCACTGGAGATCCTATTACAGTATTGGTTAATATGCACATCACAGCTTTAACAGAAATGAATTATAACGATCAAAATTATAGAATAAATTCATTTCTAAGACAACAATGGAGAGATGAGAGATTGTGTTACAATCCTATTTATGCAGGTCCGGAAGGATATATCAAGCTAACTATTTACGATACAGCTTGGTTGCCTGACAATTTTTTTGTTGATAGTATGAGTCTTGATGCTATATTATCATCTAATTATTTGAGAATTTATCCAGACGGTACATGTTTTACTAGTCAGCACATTTCAGTCCAACTAAAAGATGTTATTGATGTTTCCAATTATCCTTTTAGTACTTTGAAGCTTAATATAAGAATGGAAAGTTATGGATATACCACCAAAGATTTAGTGTTCGCACCTATGCCAGGTGGAGCTTTGACTTTAGAAGAAGATATCAAAGTTACTTCAAAATGGAAATTAACAACCCGTCCAGATATAGTGACAACCAAGGAATATGCCACGGGAAATTTCACGCAAATTCACGCAGGCCTGGATTATACTTTTAAACCAACCAAAACCTTGATCACGATTCTGACGCCGAATATGTTGGTTGTTATCCTAAGTACAGCCGCATTGTTGCTCAAGGCAGCCGATTCGTTAGGTGTCCGATTTGGGTATGGATTATCGTGTTTATTCGCCAGAATTGCTCTACGGTTTTCCAATGATATCCCGATTGTGGATTATATGACTATTTTGGACAAGTTCACCATCACAGATCTATCGTTCATTTTCTTAATGTTTGCCTTGTATTATATCGAATACACCACCAAGAGATTCGCCCGTAAGAATACCATCGACGACATTGATGTCTACAAGGTATATTCTGATGGTTCTAGGGAATTGGCGCCAAAAACCATCAAGGGTATCGAGGCGGAATTGATGTGGCAGCTCCGGCCAGATGAAATGGCCAAGAATTTCACCTTTTCAATCGATTATGATGTATTCGGGGAAAAGCCTAATATCACCGAAAAGACTTTGATGATGAGTGAAATAGATCTCCGGGATAAACGTAGAAAGCGTTATGGCGGGGCCGTTGCTTCTGATGATGCGACTAGTTCATATTCTAGTGGATCGTATGGTGAAGTGAACGACGGTGGAGCCTCAGGATCAGATAGTGTAAGTGGGTCAGGTTCGAGCTCTTCGGGAAGTTCAACGTCCAGCACCGTTACTAGACATCACGTCGGAGTATCGGCACCAGCTCGTAAATACTTAGTGGATGTACAGGCGAAATACAATCCGAAAGAACGTCCAGGTCTAGCCGGGTGGATTAATAAAGAAGCTGTGCAAAATCACCTAGGAAAGGTTCTAACCATTTCCTTTGTGTTTGCATATGTTTTCACGATTTTGATGATTATTGTATTGAGCTAGGCGCTTAGCGAAGCGCGCCACGCGGCGAGCTAAAGCTCGCGTACCTTGAAATATTTACTTATATATAAGTAAATAAGTACTTACTAAAGTATGGATCAACAAGAGACTGAAACTCTTCCAACTCTACACATTCAAAATTTTTCCCTTCACCCTTTTGACGTTTTTTATAATAATTACACACCTTTTAGTAAGCTACCTCATAGAACATACTTGGACATGACAAAACGAACCTGGTTTTAAAATTTAATTGTAAATTTTAAGAACGTTTTGCGGAATCTAATATAGAATATGGATTAATATTTCGAGGATTTTGTAATATAACTGGAGGAGGAAGTGGAGGATAAGTGTTTTTGCTAGCGTGAAGTGCAGGTGAGCCGTCTGGAAGAATATGGACATATGCGCAAACATTTATACGTTTACATCCAAGACCATTCTTACATTTCCGGGTTTTATATAACAGGGGATGGTATAATATTTCATTAAGAGTGTGTGCATAGTAGCAATTATCGCCAAAGGGGCATTTTTTAGGCATTTTCCCAACACTGTCAGGCTGTAGATGTTTGCACCATTTGGGGATATATTTCCAAGAATATGTCTTTGTACCTAGTTCATTTATGATGCCTGTTACTGGAGGTCTTCGTCGTTGTTCTTCATTATGATAATATAAACATTGTGATGCATGTTGACACACTATACCGTTTTTAACAAATTCACACATTTCAGTTTTAAACCATGGTGGTACTAGAAATTCTTTACGAGACATATATTACGATAAGTATTTTAGGGATATTATATATAGATAGTTATCTTACTATAGTATATATTATATTTATATATATAAATAGTATTATCTTATATTATACTAATAAGTATTATAAACATTATGTTTAAAATAAAACATTTCAAACTAAAAGACTTTTTAAGGAAATTGTGTTCAGGTGAACGATATGTATGTGAACAGTGTAACAAAAAACACTTGATAACAAAGTACCAACAATTCAAAAACTTCTGTAGTAAAGATTGCTATAAAATGCATTGGAACCATAAAGAAAATGTGCGTATATTTAACCGGAGACGGGTCCTCTAAAAATCTATTAAAACTACTTTTACTTATATACTGACGATATTTACTACGCACTCGCTCACTCCGCACTCACTCACTCCGCACTCACTTCGTTCGTATGATCATCGCAACTTTGACTTTATTGGCGGCAGAGGCCGCGTTATACGCAGGACAATTAGCATATACTACATTATATTATTCGTATTATTCGGGAAAATGGGTATATCGCAAGATATATCCAGAACCTGTTGAAATGACCGAAATGGATTTATTGAAAAATAGAATAAAGTTGTTGGAATATAAATTAAACGATTCGAGTAGCGTCACCGATCCGTAGATTATCCTTTTTATAAATTAACCGAATACATGCAATTAACCCTATAGTATTTAGGACGGATATTACAATGAACGATATTTTAAATCCTTTATAATGTTGTGTCATCACGCCTATCACAATTGCGCTCATAATTACAGAAAATAATACGAAAATGCTGCTAAATGTGATTACATACATGTGCTTCATTACAGACAAATTTCTGTTTTTCTTCATGTAATATGCAAATATTAACACTGCATAAAATAATACACACACCATATAATAAGCCATAACAACACTTATCTCGGATGGAGTCAAGTTATCACTTTGCGCCATTTGTTTTATTTCTCCACCTACCAACAGTAAATAAAATGTAAATAGTGACACCGATGAAAACAATCCTAAAAATTTTATGGAATCATTCCACACACTACTCATAGGAGTCTCTGGTCGAGTAATTACTGGTACACTTGGTATTTCAGGCACTAGATTTACACTCTCATAAACGATACTTGCAGGAGGGGTATATGTTTCGTTATATTCCGATTTACAATTTGGGCAAGTACCTCTACTGGCATGTTGGTATATAGTTTCAAAATGTTGAATACATTTTAGATGCACATATTTCATACTCCCATCACAATCACACGGACTTATTAAATTACACAATCCATCATTTTCTAGACACACTCTGCATTTCAATTCAACTTCTCTAGGAGAAGTAAATGCTCTAGGTGTTTGTATATCTATTGACATATCCATTGTCATATATATCTATGTATGAATACTCATAAGTATACTAACATTATTCGTTACATTCCTACAAGTGTTTTCAACCCGCTTTTCCGCTTGGCTTTTAAAAAAGCCGGCCAAAACTATTATTTTCACCTGAGTGTAACCCGCTTTTACCCCGATATCGCCTTCGGTCCTAACGGACCTACGGCTCCTCTAGTACGGTCGCTACGCGACCTAGATGCGTATTCACAACTTTTTAGAAAAGTAATAAAAGTCAGAAAAACACTTAGTAACATAAAATACGATTTTGGAATAAAAGTGTGCACGAAAAAAACGCAAAAAAGTGTCACCTACACATTAGTGTGTGCACGATTTTGTTCCATTTTTATTTTGGCACTAAAAGATTTTCAAAATCCAAAAGAGTGATTTCAAAAATGGAACAAAATCGTGCACGAATTTGTGTCACTTTTTTGCGTTTTTTTCGTGCACGATTTTATTCCATTTGTGCACAAATCACATTTAAGTAGTTTTTCCGACTTTTTTTTTGATCTACTTTTTTCTAAAAAGTAGCGTGGTCCTCTTCGCCAAGTGAATAAGTGTTTTCCGACTTTTATTACTTTTTCTAAAAATTTGAGAAGACACATCTAGGTTGCATAGCGGCCGTACTGTAAGAGCCGTAGGACCGTTAGGACCGAAGGCGATATCGGGGTAAAAGCGGGTTACACTCCGGTGAAAAGATTTTCCAAATGCGAGTTTTGGCCGGTTTTTTTAAAAGCCGAGCGTGGCTCGCTTCGCCAAGCGAGGAAAGCCGGTAAAAAATACCTAGAGGACTGCTGAGATATTATTACAAGTAACTTACTCTCGTATAAATATGCCTTTGAATTTTCAAGTAGTGTTATGTTCTAAATCCGACCTCAAATCAAGAGCCTTGAAAAAGGCGTTAGAAGTTAGATCATCAACTAACAAAGATTTAAAGTGTGATTTCACAATTCATACAGTAGAAATCCAGGACAAATCAATCCCAAATCAGCCGTTGGGTTATGACGGTGGTTTGAGAGCGGCCGAATCGAGAATTGAATGGGTTGAACACAATCGTCCAGAATTGTTAAAGTCCAAAGATCCAGTGATTGTAGTGGCCATTGAAAATTATATTACACCTCCGACTAATAAGAGAACCGCAATGGATAGTTGCTTAACTATTATGAAGCTGGTTTTATCACAGGGCAACAATGTTTCGTGGAAAATTCCGCAAAAATCCAAAAGGAATGTATGGGATAATGTCTATGTACCTCTAGAATATTATAATGAAGCTGTGCAAAAATCCAGATTCGGCGGTGGGGGTAATTACACTGATCTTGGAATGGAATTCACAGTCGGACAAATTATCCACGAGCATCACCCACAAATCCCTTCAAATAATTGGATGCCTTGGATTGAATCGTCTAAAAAGGGTGAAATCGTAAAGGTTTTGGACGCTCTTCCGCCTGACCACACAAAGTTGGCAAACGACAGATATGTTCAAATATATGATTCAGTATATGGATGTCTACTCAACAAAAACTTTTTTATCCATGCATATCTAAGCAATCTGATTCAGTATCACGAGAATTTTCCCAAGAAGGGTATTCTATTCGCCAATGTAATGCCGCTATTTCATACCAAAGGGGCTTATAATTTGTTGATTAGTTACCTGGCCGATTTGATCAGAACCAATCTCGGGGTAAACGGTAAAACATTTGATAAATTCGTCAGTCTAGAATCTAGAGGTTTCACCTTGGGTGGTGGATTGGCCGTGAAATTCAAGAAAGATGTCGTACACATCCGGAAGGCCGGCAAACTACCTGGAGAGACATATACGGCATCATATAAGAAAGAATATGGCGAAGATACCTTTGAAATGATGGCGGACACCTTTTCGGGCGACGGTTCTTCAGAACCGTCTAAAGTTATCCTAGTAGATGACTTGATCGCCACTGGAGGAAGTCTAAAGGCTGCCCGAGATCTAGTTGAAAAGGCTGGTGCAGTAGTTGTAGGGGTAATTGTATTGAAATGCATCCCAGAATTATTAGAAGAAGCAAAAGATTTAATTGGGCGAGATGTCGAATTGTGTGTCTCTACTTTTTAAGAAAAAGTAGGTCAAAAATAAACGGGCCACACAGACTTTTAAAAAAGCCGACCAAAACCTGTTTTGAAAAAGTGGACCTAATCAAAAATATATATTAATATATAATTAATATATAATTAGACTCGCTACACTCGTATAGCCCACTAGCACTCGCTACACTCGTATCGCTAATTCCCTAAGGTCGTATGGACATATCCAAGCATCTAGAAGATGCAGGTAAGGTAGCGATGTGTTTCGCACTAACAGGCACTACTATTGCGGGGTTGTGGGCATTTACTTGGTGTAGTGTATTACACAAATATAAATTTTTTAGTGATATAATAAATAAAATCATATTGGGTAATGACAAGCCGAAACAGAGATGTGAACGGCGTAGACGTGTGACTATTTAATCAATTTTCTGTAAATTCTTTACATACAATTCAAACCAGCGCAGTTTACGATACATTCCAGTGAAATAAATTAAACTACACACTATACTTAACACAATAGTTGTAAAGGCGCATAATACACCATCATCCAGATAATATATCTGATAAGCGCCTAGAGCATTTCCCATAGCCATTCCAAAAAATATAAGAGCGGCTAGAGTTGCGTAATGATAGTATAATATATAATCCTTTGTTTCCTGAGTTGGGTACAAATCTACATTTTGAACATGATCATAAAACTTTCCCATACTGGCGTTAGTAGTATTATATTAACTAGTTAAATATACTTGATGAATAGTACAACTAGTAATTTTAACTAGGTTTCTAACGTTAGTATGTCCATTCTAGAACAATTAAAAATCCTAGACAAAAACAATTCCAAATTAGATATACGAAAATTTGATGTAAATAAATTTTATCTTTCAAATACGACCTTTCACATCAGTTTTCAAAATTTTAGTCATTCTGATACACAAATATTAACTAAATGCACAGATAGATTTTATATGATGCCTCCTAGAATGATTGTTAATAATAAATGTACTTGTATCAAAACATTCGCTAAACAAATATATAATTTTCTAAAATATATGATAACTAATGATACTGAGAAATTAATAGTTTCTGTAAATGAAGAATATTTATATGATACATCAGTAGTTTGTTATAAAGTTCTAAAACAGTAAAATGTACTCTACTGAAATATAGCATGAAATTCTATATGAAATACTGGCTAATGTTAGTATGCCCATTCTAGAAGAATTACAAAAATTAAACAAACACTCTTTTGTATTTAAAGATCGTCATGAGTGTATATCAGATAATAAGAAACGGAATAGAAAGGTTGTTCTACATGTCGACTTACCTACGTCTACCTACGAGACTTGGATTATAAAATCTGAGAACGTGAAAAAAATAACGCTTAATCCTAGGTTTATAAGTATAAAAGATTTGCCGAAATGTGCATACCATTTTATCAAGTATTATTCAGATAAAAATAAGAAAGATTTGAATGTGTATGTATTTCAAAATCGTTACAATTACATTATGATGTCTTGTACTGAAAAAGTGTAAAAGTTACTATTGTGGTGGCAATTAAGATTCATACCCAGTCATACTGGTAATTAGTAAAATTCACTTTTAATTAGTGTTCGTTACACATTTTATGTACAAATATTAATTACCAACGCAATAATAACTTTAGTTACTTTAGTTACTAACTATCGTACTAACTATCGCTACTAACTAAAGTTAGTATGGCACTACGAAAAGAATTGCAAAAGTTGTTCGTACACAACGACAAAGTTATTGTACCAGATTCATATAGGTTTACAAATCATAAGTTAAAATGGATAATTAGTATTAAAGAATATGACAATTCAAGTATATTACCATCGTATTTTAGTGAGAATTTTGGTACATTTCCACAGGTTATTATGTTTCACAATGTGTATACTAATATTAAAGAATTTGCAAAGTTATCACATTCTTTTATCAAATATATGAAGACTAATGATGATATATGGGTAATATCAACACATGAAAAAGCTTTGAAATCCCGTAAATATGGGAATATTAAATGTTTCAAAAAAACGTAAATGTTACTATTGTGGTGGCAATTAAGATTCATACCCAGTCATACTGGTAATTAGTAAAATTCACTTTTAATTAGTGTTCGTTACACATTTTATGTACAAATATTAATTACCAACGAAATATTAACTTTAATTAGTAACTAACTTTAGTAACTATCGTTATGGAAGTTTGTATAGAAAATTATGCACGTATTAATGACATTATTAAGAGTTTAAATGAAAAACGCAAAGATTTAAATGTGGTCTACGTTTCTAACAAGTATGCTTTAAGATATAGCAATAATGCATTGTGTATAGCTGTAACTGACATTCCTTATACGAAGAATACTAGATTTAGTCAATCGTATATTCAAAATTTTGAAGGACATATAAAGATGATTGATCAAATACATTTAAAACGTAGACGATGGTACAAATCACATCAAATGGTAAATATAATATCAAGTCTATGTGATTATTACAACTCTACTAGAGTCATTATTACAAAAAGAAGTAGTAAGAATGGATTATGTATTTATTTTCATCCTTAAATTTATTAAATAATACTTTACTACTTTATTATTAAAGTAGTCAAGTAACGTAACGCAGTCGTAAAACAACGCAACGCAACGTAACGCAGTCTTATGGGATGTATAATTCAGAAATGTTGCCGTAACGAAGAACTAGAAGACGTAGGCCCTTATTTTGACATACCTATAGCGCCACAATCAAATATAGTAAATCAACAAATCGCGCAAAAAGACCTGCGTATACTTACTTTAGAGAAAAAGGTCGAGAATCTAACTAGAATAAATCTAAAGTTAAATAACAAACTGTTCCAATTAGGAGGAGGTCGCAGCTAAAAACCTTGAAAAATTATATATGTAACATATATAATATATAACGTATTACACATATATATATATACTCGGTTAAGATATGGCGTTACCGAATGTTACAAAGAAAAATATAAAAAGTAGGCTATTAACTAGTCAAGAATTCGAATATATTTATGTGAGAAGTGGTATTGACACCGAAAATATCCGGATTAGGGGAAAGATGATTTCGGGGAATGTGGTAGCAGGTGAAAACCCGGTAACTCAGCAAGTAGAAATCGGCAATACTCTAGTAAATCCGTTCCCGACAGACGACACCTTATTTTTCGATGCCAGAGCCGTTTCTAATGATCCAGTAAATCCAATACCAAACATTGGTGCAAATGATACGTTTTCGTTCAATTATACGGCAGCCCAATTCGACGGAGTTACAGATCTGGTTGATGGGGATATAGTCTTATTGAATGCCCAGGCCGCCCAATATGAAAACGGTGTATGGGAAGTGATTATGTTGGATTTCGCGACCAAACTCATCCGTTTGCAGCGTGTGACCGAGCTAAGGCAGCCGAATTTCATGTCGGTGGCCAATATCAAAGTCCAGGTTTCAGACGGAACTTTGTATAAAAATACCACATGGTATCTAGTCGAAAGTCCGCCGGTCCAGATAGGGTTTACATCGGTTACCTTTAGATCTTTAGGATCCGCCCTAGAAGTCGAAGGTGATACTGCAGTAAATGGCAATGTCACGTTAGGTCTGGCATCTGAACCCAACCAGACAGTTACAGTAAACGCCACTATGGACCTAAACACCCAGGTAACCAAAGATAATTCACCAAAGCAACCCGTTAGGGTCGCATCTACAGGTAATATCCCATTATTTAACCGACCGCCTAGAAATTTGACAGATGGTATAGAAGTATTCCAAGGTGATCGGGTGTTGTTATGGCAGCAAGACGACCCTCGTGAGAATGGTATTTGGGTTATCCCGACCAATATTTTCACGGCATCTAAACCAACTGGCTTTGTGGATGTTCCGTGGGTTAGAGCCACTGATATGGATGCGGTAGATGATTTGACCCAAGGGTTTTACGTGCCGGTTAATGAAGGTACTCTATATGAAGGTAAGGGGTTCCAATCCAAGAACAATGAATTCAAGCCGGTATTTGCCGATAACTATTTCTTGTTTGAATTAATCCCTACTTCTCTAAACATCGATGACGGGTCTTTTACGGTTAGTCGCGGTAAGATTACTCTGGGTAAAGACGGGGCGTCATCGACCAATGCCGAAATCGTAGGTGCAGTCCAAATATTCCCGCCTTTCCCTACAGTAACTGCCAGGGCGGCTACCTCTGCGGATGTCGCGGAATTGCAATTGATGCCAGCGGTATACGATCCAGCTTTGACCTCGCCACCGGTTTACAACACCGGTGTGACTTTTTTGGGGTTCTTTGGCCCATATACCTTGGATGGGGTGCAACTACAAAACGGTGATACAATCCTAGTCAAAAACCGTGGAAATAGTGTGGTATTGCCGTTTGATTATACTATATGGGGCTCGGCGGTGGCTTATGAAACCGGTGATATTGTGTTGTATACCGATGGAATTTATTACCAGGCTCAGGCCAATAACACTGGAGATATCCCTCCATCGGTGCCTGCATCATGGTCTGTATATGACACCGAACCGGTTATCATCGGAAATGCCTCGGAAAATGGTTTGTATACCGTGGATACTGCCGGGTATTGGACCAAACTAAGTGCCAATCAGGATCAGCAAATAATTGTAGAAGAGGGCTCGACCAATCAAAATCAGACTTTCAACACCAATATTTCCAGTGATGGTTCGCAATTCAATTACCAACCGGCCAAGGATAGTTTGTTCGTAGAAGGTTCGGTCGAAGTTGATGGTGTAATTTCCACGGATACACTCACCAATCGCACTGGAAATCAGCTGACCATTGATTCGGATGTCACTATATTAGGCAACGATGACGCAAATGATCCTGCCTTGACAGTAGGTAAGCCGAGCAAAGAAAGTGATCTCAAAATCTATGGTGATATCCGGGCAGGTACTGATCCAGGTTTGGTTAAAGACCCGGTAGTCGCCGCTAGTATTCCTGGCGATATCCCGGTAGGTGTGGAATTGTATGGTGTCACTGGTATTACTGCACTGGACGGTGTAACACTCAAACATGGTATGCGGGTATTGGTCAAGGATGACCCGATACCGGCCAAGAATGGTATCTGGATTGTCCAGGAAACTGAGAAATTCGGCGCCACGGGATCATCCAGTGGATTATGGTTGCGTGCAACCGATGCCAATCAAAACTCCAACTCGTTTGGCCGTGACCCGGATGTCCTAACAATCGGCCAACTCACTTCGAGTGGTACTGATGTATTCTTTACCGGAGATGACACCTCAGTGCTAGGTGCTACTGGAGATACATCCATAACAGGTACTATTGCACTATCGGCGGCACTTACTCAAACCGGTCAAACTATTTTCGTCGCAACCCATGCCACCGAACCTACTTTAGCCGGAACCTATTGGACGGCTAGTAATTCAGGTACATGGGCTGGTCCGCTAGGTGGATCTCCTACACCGGATATAACTACTACAACAGCTGACGAGGAATTCATTACTAATCCACCTAGAGGTCAACTCAATTTAGAAAATGCCTATCCGCAAAGAGGTGAGATTGTACATGTCAAACATCATCCGGAATATACCTTGAATGCGATGTATTATGCGAATGAGGATAACCAAGCCGGATTTTTCGGAGGTGCTACCGGTACATGGGCCCGCGCACCTGGATCGGATGTAGTATATGAAACTACCAACGCAGATACCGCGATATTAGCTGGTTTGCACAATCCGGTGAGTACCACTGGATTTGTCGGGACTATCTCTCTAAAAGATGGTGATGTGTCTGTCGGAGATGTCGTTTTCTTACGCCATCCACCATTGCCGGAGTTGGCCAATAAATACTACAAGGTCATTTCTACTGGTCGATGGGTTGAATTGAACGAATCGGATAATCCTACACCTACGATTACTACTCAAACAGAGGATCTAGGAGTCTGGGATGATTCTTTGAATGGTATCAAGCACCTCTTAGAAGTGTATTTGCAAGATGGCGACCGGGTATTGGTCAACCATCATCCGAATGCCGCCCTAAACGGCATTATTTATGATGTGGTGGCGGCTGGTGACTGGCGGGTTTCGAAAGATCCTAGAGTATTGGAGGGTATGACCACCAGGGTATTGAGCGGTACTGTTAATGTCGGCAAGAATATGCGGCTGTTTACTGAACAAGACACTGCAGAACAGCCGGTTATTAATCTTTACCAGCCTGGTGGTGACGCGAATGCCTCGGATGTCACTGATCTGTTGTTTGCGCCGATCGACGAGGCTTTGTATATCACCGGTGACACTTATCTGACTGGAGATAGCACTTTGGAAGGTGATGTAACAATCGGTACAGACAAATCACCGTCTACAGTTACGTTGGGTGGAACTATCACAGCTGGGTATAATTATACGGTGGATGTAGATTTCGCCACTTTCCCGGGAGAACGCGTCAAATTCCTGAATTATATCCCGACGGATTATATTCAAGGTACTGGACCGCCGGATATATATCGTCCGCAAGGTCTTACTGGCGCATTCGGCGATTATATCGGAAGTAAGTATTATGTGGCTAATCTTAATCCGGACCCGACCAGTGGTACTGGATCTTATTGGGATGAGGATTCGTATGTATTCGGTACTATAGACAATTCCCTAAGTGGTACTACGATTGTAGGTTCCACACATCTTACTGCAACTGTCGGCGAGTTTTCATCAGTCGATGATTATTACAATGGATGGTATATGGTTATGTACCAGGATTCCATCAACGGCCATGAAATTCGTTTGGTGACAGATTACGCTGGTGCTACCAATACATTTACTTTGGAGCACACCATTGGGGTGGTTTTCACTAGTGGCGGATATTTCACTTTGTATAAGACTCTAGGTATTTTGAATAATGACAATGCCAAGACGATTTTGCTGACATCCCAGGAAGATCCGGCTGAAAATGGTATTTACGCGATTGCGGTAGATGGTACATTGGTGCGTACTAAATTGGTAAAGGATTCGGATGGGACTATGCCGTCAGAAGTCCAATATCTAGATCAAAACAGTGGAAGTACAACATCGGATGATCGTATGTTGAACGGTACTCTAGTAAAGGTCCGGTCAGGTGGCCGGGCTGGTCATCAGTATGTCCTGGAGACTACTGCCGGACCTGATAATGTGTACCTGAGACATGCCTCAGGATCAGAAGGCCAAACCGGGACATCAGCCATAGTTACAGCAACGGCATCTCGCCCACCGACTGAATTAAATTTCTTGGATCAGACCGGGTGTGCGGTAGATGATGCATGTTATCGTCCGGCGGCCACTTTCGAGGGAGGTGTATTAGTGAAGGGTGGTTTGAATGTATTGGGTAATACCACGTATGTCCAATCAATCAATACAACGTTCTATGATAATATCATCCAGTTATCCACTGGAGTTACTGGTGCAACTGGCGACGGGCAAAGTCCATTGAATTATTCGGGTATAGAAGTGGATAAATCCTTGGACAAATTCCCGGTATCGGGTAATCCTACGATTATTTTCGACCGATCCAAGGATCTGTGGTTGGCCAGTGAGCCAGGATATGTGGGTGATCGCGAAAGTGGTACGGTGGATCAATTCGAAAATTTGGCCCCGATAGTTACTCGTGAGTATGACGCGACTGAAGTAGCGGGAGGTACAATGGCCAATCTAGGCGCTATGTTGTATGATACCGCCACTAATCGATCATACGCCACTCAAAACTTTTTTGAGGATTCCAAGGGTACAGGCCGGGTTAGTTTTCAGAAACTTACTGTAATCGGTGATAGTGGTACTGCTGCGAATACCATCGCGGGTACTTCAACGGCCATTAATTCGACCACTAATACTATTGCTGGTACTTCAACATCGATAACCTCTACCACATCGACCTCGATATCGTCCGGAACTACTACAATTACTGGATCCAAGACCAATTTGGATTCTACTCAGACCGATATTGACGGGTCTACTATTAACGTGGGTGTCGGTGGATCTTCTACAGTAACCGTAGCTGGTACAGTCACCAATCTGGATGCGGCACAAACTGATATTGACAGTGCTACTATTAATGTAGGCGTCGGTGGATCTTCGACGATTACTTTGGCGGGTACTACTACAACAGTGTCGGCTACTACACTCGACATCAATTCCACTACAATTGGGGTTGGTGAATCAGGAAGTACGACTACATTGCAGGGTGATGTAGTTTTCGCGGCTGTTACTGAAACTCCATTAGATGGCGAATTGTTGTTTGTGGATGCATCTGACGGAAATAAAATCAAGAAAGGTTCTTTCGGGGCGTCTACATTGGGTGCATTAACGAATGTCAACGCGGAAGCCGATACAGTATCGGCGACTGGTACTATATTATCGTATGATGCTACTAGTAGTAGCTGGAGATCATTATATACACGACCTGGTGTAGTTTATTTCAAGAATTACAATCATCACGGTGAATTTTCTACAGCTAGTTTAGTTAATTACGGTTCGGGATTCCAAAGATATATGCATTTTACTCTACATTCTAGTGATGCAACCATACCCAATCGTACATTTACTGAATCTGCTTTAGCCGGGTGGTCTGATTGGTGTGTTCCTTTGGGATATTCTCAACAATCCACTAATACTGATGCAGCTGGATTAGAATTGTTAGGTCCTGCGGTTCAATTACGAGGTACCACTGATATAGATGCCTCAATTAAAGATACAGTTGATGCGAATAGTACAACTGTTACAGACACGTCTTATAATCGCTATATTAATCTAGACCGAGGAATATATATGTGTACTGTTCAGATGTATGTCAGTACACCGAATTCATTGGAAAGTATTTATTTCGCGGCATGTCATGACGATGATGGATCTGATCCAGAGGTTCTATCTCCTGTAATTTACGGTGGAGATTTCGGAAGTGGATATGGTGTTCTCAGCGGATCGTGCGTATTAAATTTATCAAAGGATGGTTATAGAGTTTATATAGTCCCCGGTGATAGTACATGGACCCCTGATGCATTTAATGCGACAAACGGGCAATATGATACCAGATTTTTATTCGGTGTAACAATTACATCTATCTCAACCTATATTGGATAAACTAATAAATATACTTGTATTTATTAATGTATATTACTCACACTCACTTCGTACTCACCTCGTACTCACTTCGTACTCACTTCGTACTCACTTCGTACTCACTTCGTACTCACTTCGTACTCACTTCGTTCGTATGCTACCAACTGCCACAACCACATTTGATATTATCCTGGCCAATTTAGAATTGAGCCACAACGCCTTAAGAATTTATGGTTTGGACTGCAAGAGTAATCTAAAAATGGCCCAAACTATCAAGAAAAACTTGGAACATTCCGAATTCGAGTGTGAAATAGTTCAAGTAAAAGATCCGAAAGAAGTCAAAATACCAGAGTCATCACTCAAAGAATTTATTATATATACTCACACTTATAATATGGATGGTTTCGAGAAACTGGATGTGCCTAGTTTCAACAAAATATATTGCGATGGTCGAGTTGAATTATGGAGGGTATGTCATTCGGAATATAAATCAGACTTTTTGTTAAGTTATGTGCCTTTGGCTACTTTTTAGAAAAAAGTAGGTCAAAAAGTACCCGCTTGGCGAAGCGGGCCACGCTATTTTGAGAAAGGTCACCAAAAATACCTAGTAAAATCATATATTAGTATTTCAATTAAAATACTAAACATGGAATTAATCACGCATCAATTGACGAACCGGAACTGAAACAGATTTGTGAACATTATAATAATTTACTGTCTATAACAACCTATCCATTAGATTATCGTAGAGGTAATGTCTTATATTCAACATTGTGTTATGCTAATTATATAAGTGCTACAAATACGCAATTATATATAACGTTACCAACAACATACAATTATCCTGATTTGAAACCATATGAACTTTTAAATATAGTAAAACATTTTGCAAAATATATAAAATCTAAAAGGATTCGCCATGATATATGTAAAATATATTACAAGTGTTATAAATTAAACATAGAATTTTATGGACTCTAATCAAGTACCACAATATATCTATCAGCCCAAGCACGTCTTATAGTATACGACCCTACATCAGAAAACATATATTTGGCAAGATGTTTGATAATTCTCAAAACAGTTAGTTCTTCAATACTGTTTAAATCACAAACGTGATAAGGATCGTTAGGTATAGTGCTGTGCATAATAACAGTTTTTCCTTGATATATAATATCTGTAATTTTAGAATGGTACGTGTAGGCATTTCCACAGAATTCAATATCTAATATAACCCCGCCTGGATAACACCCATATTTAATATTTTCAGGCTCCATACCGTTACTGCTTTTGAAAATTTGAGCCAAAGTATATTTAAATATTTTTAAATATTATTTATCAAATTTAAGCATACGATATATCACTCCACATTCTATAAGAGCATCAGCACCCATATACTTGCTAAAATGGCATAATTGTTCTTTAGGAATTTTTAGATATTCATTCATTTCTAATTTAAAATATTGTATACTAGTGTCATCTAAACGATCTATAGGAAATTTAATAATTATCGGACGCAATTCAATACCACCTTTGTCAATTTTTTGAATGTCGTCATAATAATATATTTTGTGAATTAGTTTGCCTTTCATAACGTAGTTGTAATGAGTAGTTGCTAACGTAGTTACTAACTTAGTTAGTAACGATAGTCCAGGTATATTTAAACATATTTGCATAACGATAGGTATTGTCCAAAATCTACAACTATGTCAGCTCCCAAGTACTTGCTAAAATGACACAAATGTTCTATAGGGATATCCATAACCATATTTAAATCTAACATCCATAAACTAAATCCCGTATTTTTTAATTGGAATCTATAAATGGTTGGGTCAAGCCATTGGAACGAGTTTTCATCTCGATTATGCAAATATTCTAGTTCATCGTCATAATAATATATTTTGTGAATTAGTTTGCCTTTCATAACGTAGTTGTAATGAATAGTTGTAAAGTTACTCGCGTAGTTACTAACTTAGTTAGTAACGATAGTCCAGGTATATTTAAACAGATTTACATAACATTAGGCATAGTCCGAAATCTAAAAGTGCGTCAGCGCCCATATACTTGCTAAAATGACACAAATGTTCTATAGAGACCTTATTTAAATGTACATCATTCCTTAAACTAAATTCCGTATTTTCTAATTGAAATCTATAAATTGTTGTACCTAACCGTTTGAACTTTTCATCATTATTATTCAAATAATGTGGGGTATAATAATAATATATTTTGTGAATTAGTTTGCCTTTCATACGAATGTGCTAACAGAGTTATTAGAGTAGTTGTAAACGTACTACGTACGTAGTAGTAACGTAGTTTTAACTAGACTTTTCAGGATTTTTACGGGGATATGCGCATCGGCAGAAACTATTTGCTACACCTGCGCAAACAGATCCTGTAAGACAGGTTACAAACACCATACTTAATGGATCGGCATTATTTTTTATAGACCACATAACTGCTGCAACAGTTCCAGCCGTACCACATACAGCCTGAGTACCATCGCACAATTTGCGTAATCGGCATTCTCCAGGTTCTCGAGTTAATTTCTGTGATAGGTGCGATACAGAAGTATCCTTTGTAATTTTCAAGGCACGTGTGGTAGCTCTGGATGCTAATTTTAGATAATGTCTTACAGTCATACTATATTTTAGGACGTAGTTATACTATAACCTAAACCTAAAAGTTTTACCAGGTAAATTTAAATAGATTATTTATAAAGATACGGTTTTAGTTTAAGTGCAGTTATTTCTTCAGTTAGATATATTATGAGTTTTAAAAACTCGACAGACATATCAACAATGGATGTATTATAATCACCTTTTATAAGTTTTTTACAAGATGCATGTACATTTGTAGGTATTGGTATAGAGTTTTTAGTACAACATTTAGCATAATTAAATAATTAAAACAACCACTTAAATAATATATATTTATATACTTGTTAGTGTGAATATCTAAATACATAGATCCGATTATTCCTTACAGGAATAAATTGATATTAATAGTTACTACCTAAAAATTTAGATAGATAAATGGATTTAACTTTTATAAAAATTGAAATTGTATACTTTTCCCAAATAACCCAAATCTATCGAATATAATATACGCCTACATCCAAGATATTTTGAAAAGTGACTGATTAATTTAAACATTTCCTTATCATTATACCACGGTGTTAATAAATAATCGTTTAGGATGATGTCGCAGTCATCATCAAATGCTGTATTACGTATGGCGTGTGATGGAATGTCTTCATTCGTTATTCCATATACTCTTTCTGGGTACAGCAAAGTTAGGTGTCCTGAATCATCAGGGATTTGACTCTCGAATGTGATTCCATTTAATTCAAATGGTGGTTTATTTAGGTACATAGCCCCTTAGTAAGCGTTTTATTCCTTACACTTTAAGATATTTTAAGAAATTTTAAAATTTGCGGGTAATAAGCACTTCCAGCCACAACTACAACTCCTAAAATAATTGGACTGAGTACTTTAGTTTTACTAATATTCAGAGATTTCAAATAACCCTTAAAAGTGTATAATGGCGATATCACAAAAAGTACAGTTGGTTTAGTCAGGTCTCTAATAGAAATCCATACAGGTTTGAAATAACGTTCAACTAAATCAAAGAACCATTGTGGGTCAAATAATTTGAATACACATTTTCCTACAATTTCCCAACCCTTTCTGACCTTTTTAGTCATGTTCATAATAAGAATCGATGGACGTTTCATACTGTTCGGGTAATTTTCCCTCATAACCGTTTCTATCAAAATAGTTCCTAAAGTAGTACCAATTACAGCACCGGCCATATATATGGCATAAGTAGATGTGTTCAAAATCATAATTATAGTTAGTCTTAATTAAACTCTATAAATATATATATAAACGTATTTTTAGTATACTTTCACTCCCTCCTAAAGTCTTTTACTCCCGACGGTCGTCCACTCACTCACTGCGTTCGTTTCGTATGCCTATTAAAGAGAATTTAGAGTTCAGAATATCAGAAGACTTTGAAACAGTCGAAGCAGGATTAGATGAAGCGGGTCGTGGATGTTTTTTAGGCCCAGTTGTAGCGGCTTGTGTAATATGGCCGTTAGATGATACTTTTTGTGTGTTAGACGACCCTTTGGCGGGGATGATAGACGATTCCAAGAAAATTTCAAAGAAACGCCTACCGGAAGTCGCGGAATTTATTAAAGAAAATGCGTTGGCTTATGGCATTGGTATTGTATCGGAATCGCGAATAGATGAGGTAAATATCCGCAATGCTGCGATGGAAGCAATGCACCAGGCCTTGGCCAAAGCCGAGGAGAAACTGAATTTCTCCCCGGATTTGTTATTGGTCGATGGCAATTATTTCAAGAAATATGTTTCGCCATTAACTGGGGAAGAAATAGAATACTGTACATATGTTTCGGGTGATTCCCGGATATTTTCGATAGCATGCGCCAGTATATTGGCCAAATGTGCCCGTGATCAATATATCCACAAACTAGTTGCTGATAATCCTGAACTGTTAGATTATGGTATAGATACAAATGTCGGTTACGGTACTCTAAAACACCGCGAGGCCATTATCGAAAAAGGCCCCACCAAATTCCATCGGCAATCTTTCAATTTGACTGGAAATGATGCATTGTAAATATAGTAATATTTACTCTAGGTCTACTCTAGTATATAATATACTCGCTACTCTCTGCAATCGTATCGTTATGGATTATCTTGTAAACGTGACTGGAAGAGTCAAACTCTCACGAGAATTTGTAAATCTAGACAGTTGTGTTGATTTTATTTTGATTGATGTTTTAAATACTGACAAAGATATTGAATGGTATGATTATGTTACAACACTATCATTTCCAGAATCATATGATAATACTGTATGGGTACAAGAACGTTCAGATAATTTGTATACGACCCCTGTAGAATATGACCGTAAAGAGGGAAAGATGATGCCAATGGAACCTCTTATGCCACGTGGAGTTACATTAGAAAAATTGAAGGAACATCTCAAGGAATATGGATTTATGAGTGTTCCCGAAATGATTGAGATTTCAATTTATAAGCGTCACCGTTCACAGTATTACGAGACGTCTTTAGACCCTTAGTACGGAGATCTAAACTAGTAATATATACCCTAGGGTTACTCTAGTATACAAGTACTCGCTACTCGCACACACTCACTCGCTACGCTAACTCGCTACGCTCGTTATGTCTCAAAACGCATGGATCGAACCTGTCTTAACTGTCACTGGTACTAAGAAAGGTATGTTTGCAGTCAAGGATACATTAAAGTCAAAATTCCAGGCTTCTTGGGCCAAATCATTTGAATTTTGGGTTATTGATCCTAAACACTCAACAGAATTAGAAAAGGTACTATCAGATCACCCAGGCGTGATGATGAGTACCGAATATATTTTAAAGCCGTCTAAAAAGTTTGACACCGACTTGAAAAACAAGATGGCGGAATATCGGTTATCGGGCGGAGATGACCGTCTAGAAAACGTCTGGTGTCGCAACTTGAATGGTTTCGTATTTACCAAAGAAAATCTTAAAAGGATGAAGACTGATTTTGGGATGTTGGACGAGAATGGTGAAGAAGAAGTTGATTTGGACGTCGAAGACGACGTGGATATCGATAGCATCTCCGATGATATTATCGACAAGTCCGAAGGAGACGAAGACGACGTGATCATCATAGACGATGATGGTGATAGTCCAACAAACAGAAGCCTCGATTCACCTGTAGATCAAACGCGGAAGAACAAAACAAGAAAACTATTAGGCCTGGCGAAACTTAACACATCCTTGAACGGGTTCTTGAAAACTCCTGAAGCCATCAAATCAAACGACCATATTACAGTCAACAACTTTTGTAAATATGTGGATGAAACTTATATAATGGGCCGGGACATCCATCCACTAGAACGCCAGATGTGTAAGGCGTTACTTTATTACAAACACAGTATGGTATTTGAAGTGGAACTTTCTTAAACAACTTTTTTATAATGTTTGTATATGTTCTGATAAATATTTAGATATCTTGTCGTAATCTTTATATTTTCTAGTATCTATTATTATTAAATTGTAATTATTTATTTGTGCATATTCTTTCTTTAGTTTATCACTATTTTGATTTTCATCAAATATTTTCTGTGCATTTTTATAATTTGTCAAATAGTAATGTTGTTTTCCATTTACTTCTATTAATATATTGTGATCTGGTAAATAAAAATCGTATGCTAACAATGATTTTTTCTTAAGATCTTTGAATTTTTTCTGACATTCAAATTTTATTTCATTGTTTATTAGAAATTTTGAAGTAAATCTTTCCCATTTTGAGCACCCTGGATATTTTTTTATTAATTTATTGGTAATACATAGCCCTATATGATTTTCTTCATAACTTCGTTTGGTCATTGATTTATTGCATAAATTACATGTAACTTTTTCTGGAGTTTCATGAATAGTTTTTATATGTCTCTTTAAAATATCAGGTCTTGAAAATTCTTTATTACAGTATTCACATTTACATTTACATATTCTACTTGATGTGACATCAGATTTATCTTTACCTTTACATGTTTCTTTATCATTTTTTGAGTTTTTTGTTATGATATTATTTTTTATATACCGTACATCTTTTTCAGATAATTCAGAAACTTTTTTTAATATATCTTCAGTTAAATCGTTTTCTGAAATATTATTAGCTTTGTATTTATGTATATGAGAATTTGTTAATAAGTGCCTTTTGTATAATTTTTCATGTTTAAAAGTTAAGACACATACTTCACATGTCCAATTGTATATATTTTCAGAATGTTTGTTTTGTTTATGTTCAAATAAGTATGTATATTTAATATTTTTGTCACATATGTCACATTTTACGAATTTATTCTTAATTGAATTTCTATATATTTTTACACAGTCCTTACAATCACGTCTTAATTTATCCCAAGTTGTTTTAGAATTATTGTATAAATTCAATGGTTTATATTCTTTACAGTTGAAACAACGTTTACATTCTATATTATCTGTGGTTTTATGTGGTATTCTTTTTGATGAAGGTTTTTTCTTATTGCCACATGTGTTAAAATGATCTTTTAAAGAATTTTGATGCAACTCTTTATCACACTTGGGGCAATTTATTCTTTTATATATTTTAGTCTTACTATATTTTTGTATACATTGTTTACATTCATATCTTAATTTATCCCAAGTAAATGATGATTTATTATAATTGCATAAGGGTCTATATACTTTACATTTAGAACATAATTTACATTCTATATCTTCAACAATTTTATGTATGTTAGAATGTGGTATTCCAGATTGTTTTAAGCCAGTTTTAATAATTTTACTATCAACATCTTTATCACATTTTCCGGTTGTCATTTTTAGAATTATTATATATATATTTATATATATATAAACAATAATTAAAAACTATCAAAATACACCCTAGGGTGTATCTATAAACACATATAGTTAATTATAACTATAAACACATATAACTAATTAATATGGGTCACGGATATTGTACATCAATTGGATATGGGTGGGTTATTGATAAAGAATTGTGTAATTACATTATGCAAAAACAAAATCCAAATTGTTTGGATGAATATTATTATAACGAAAAACACTTTAGGTTATGTAAAGGGGAAGGATGTGAAATGTGTTCTGAATTTATCGATGAGCATTTTATTTCATCTAATTTCCTTAATATCAAGGGAAAGACAAAATTTTTCAAAAAGAATCCTGAAAAGTTTAATGATACTGAAATGTGGTGGGTTGAAAATGAGGACGACGATAGTTATAGCAGTGACCACGAGATCTTCCACGATAGTGATAGTGATTCTAGTGACGACTCGAGTGACGACGATGTTGACGACGAGGACGATGTTGACGACGAGGACGATCGCGTTTATTCAAACTCTGACACCCAAAAAGGCTTATCATTTTGCAAAGTAAAAGTTCCTGAGTTTAGTGTGTATTATTATGAAGGTGACAAGTCAGATCCTGAATATGATATGTGTAGACTATTGACTAACAACGATGAAACTGTTTGTGATTATCACAAAAAACATCCAAATGGGTATAGACTGTGTGAAACTACATATGATTTTTATGGTTATACGTACCGTAAAGATTTCGATCTAAATCAATTCAGAAAGTATCTAAAACAATACAAATTGTATTGTGATACAGAAGAATATCATTCGTGTGATAATGTATTTATTTACGCACGTGCATTTGGAGATGATTCAAGAGGAGCCTGTGGGTCACACCGAGAAATTAATCTGAAACTATCTACACTTCTAAAAGATCGATTAGAAAGATTTGCAAAAGAACATTTTATGAAATGTCCAAAGCTAATTATGTATTCTTATGAAGCTTAAAGTTATAAAAGTCCTTAGGGATAACTACTTACAAAAGTAAATAGTACCTAAACGTATAACGTATAATTATGGAAACACCAACTCTAGATTATTTGATTACTAAAGCGATGTTGGATGGGTCTCGAGCATATCTTGACTATGAAAGTTTCATAACATTTTATAGGAGGTTAAGCGATTTTATGCACGACCACGAACACGTCGAGTTGATGAAACAACTATTATCCATACCGGAGTTTGAAACCCATGGGACTATTATAGAAGATTGTATCTTGGAAGTCATGGAATTCGCAGATGTGTGGGAATATTTGCACATATATTTAAAAGGGTGTACGTCTAGCAGTCAGTTCAAACTTCAGCCGGGTGTCCAGCCACCAGAAGAAAACCCCATTAACAGAGCTATAAGATTTGCGAAAACAGATCAAAACAAGGCAGACCGTTTATTCATGTGGGCCAGTATGTGTCAGTCTCATACTCAACATCTTTATTTGAAGATGTTATTTCAAAGCGGTCTAGTTCCTAAGAATATGCACAATCTGTATAATTTATATAGGCTGAGTTTCAATAGACACAGATATGAGGCTCTAGAAGTATTATTTGAAAATTTAGGGCACACCGTCAAGGATTTGCCGCCAGAAACGTATAAAGAGTTTGTTCGGGACTGCGATCGTAGTTTGGATCCGATCAATCATCCCAAATGTGCGACATGGGAGTTGTACTGTAAGTATAATGAGTAATATATACCTGAAATCTACTATCTACTCCTTTAACTAGCACTCGCTACACTCGCTACTCTCGTTATAGTCGTTCGTCACACACTCGCTACGCACTCGCTACGCACTCGCTACGCTCGTATGGACACTCTATTCAATCGTAAGTGGGAAGCCCGCAAAACACAACTGGTAGAATCTTTATTAAAATTGAATCCGCATCTAAATATAAAAGTAGCGCATGCATACATGGAACATATGAACAAATTGAAAAATCTTGAATATAATATATTCAAGTTGGCCCTCGACATACTCGAAAAATCTTGTAGGGCGTCTGGAAAGCCATCTCAGAACTTGTACATTCTAAGATTGTATAACGTATGTCTACTGGTGGCCCAAAAGTATTTACTAGACAATCCGTATAATAACTCTACATGGGCCAGATATAGTCCATTTCAATTAAACATCAACCGATTGAACAAATTCGAAGTAGACTTACTGGAAACAATCAATTGGGCCATCGTCGCTTAGCGAAGCGAGCCACGCCGTTTTTGTAAACTAAACCCTAGGGTTATTCTTAACCCACCCATACTTCTTTCATTTAACCTTTGACTATCCCAAATATGAAACTATCTAAGATTATCTCCATAGTTTTAAAGCACTCTACTGGAAATGATCCTACAAAGGATGAAATAAATCGTTATATGACCATGGTAAAGAATGACGGTAAGACATTCAAAGAATGTCATCCGAAACTTTATGAAAAGATCACTACATACAACTCTGAAAAATTATCAGCGAAAGTTGTGATGGATCGCATGGAGGAAGCCGGCATTTTTAGTTTCGAGAATATTCTCCAAGAGGAACCAAGACCTGAGGCAACAGTTGAAGAAATCAATGCAATGACTGATGAACAATATGACGAATATGAACAGCTTTTAAGGGATAATGAACAAAGACATTATTCTCAAATCCCGGTAGAGGATTACATAGATATTTTGTCTCTGATGAACCACTGGAAGATGGTAGAGTGCATAGTTCCTAGAAGGATGATATATCGTACATGTGACGACTTTGTTCGTAGAGGTGCTCCGGATCATTGCGGAGCGATTGTGAATTATGTTGTTGAAAACATCGGCAAGCGTAATGGTGTAGATGAAGATTTGATATCTACAATCAATCAACAGTTTATGTACAAAACTAAAGATGATGGTCTGTTATGCGCCGACTGCGTTTCTAAACACAAAACCTATTCTTACGGGCATGATTATGATGATACACCATTAGAATTAGTTTGCAAAACCTCAAAACGGTGCGAATATGATAGACACGTCGATCCGGTAAATCCTTTTGTCGGTAAAAAGGTAACCCTTTTCGGAACTGACGGTAAACTCAAGAGTATTAAGGATATTCGAGCTCAGTTCCGCTAAGCTTAAACAACCCTAGGGTTATTCTTAACCCGCCTATACTTTTACAATTCGTTACTTTTAGATAAATTCACACTGTATAATTATGGGAATCGATTTCGCAGTCTACAATGTATTTGGAGTTGGTATTACACTAGGACAATTAACAGAACTTTTATCATCTGAATATCTAGAACAGTTCTTAGAATTCATATCAGAAGAAGATTATTATATTTGTGAGGAACCAGACAAATGTTATATCCTAACGCAAGATCATCATGGAACAAACCGAGAAACAATGTACTTTTTCTATGTGCCATTTGCATGCACACAATATAAAGGTTGTGTGTGGGGACAAGGTGGAGATTTTGCTATACTAACTGATAGTGTAGACGGTACAACAGATGAAAAGCTTAAAACAGCAATTGATAATACACTCAAAGACTATCCTGATGTTGCAAACTATATTAAGAAAACCTCTTTGAAGGATATGTACGGAAAATGGATTGTTGGAGTTTTGTGCTAGTAGCTTAGAGAAGCTAGTCACGCTGCCTTTGAAAACATATAATTAAAGTTCCTTAGGGAACGACTAAAACACGTAAATTTGTTTACCAAAAAGCTATGAAACTCAAAGAAATACTAGCAATATTAAAAACCAAATATCCGGATATCGATGTAGAGGCCGATGCGGTATTTGTCAAAAACTGTTTAAAAAACCCTATTCAAAAACCAACCGAAAAGATACAAATATATACGGATGGATCATGCCACGGAAATCCGTCAGAAAAGGCGGGGTGGGGTGTATGGATCCCGGCATTAAACAAGGAAATGTACGGATCGGCCAACTGTATGAGCACATCAAATCGCATGGAATTAACGGCGATGATCAAAGCTCTAGAGTGGGTTCTAGCCGACTCTTCGGAGATGCCAACTCGCGTATATATAATCCACACAGATTCAGAGTATACTTATAATGCACTTACTAGAGATATCCCGGTATGGAAGAAAAAGGGGTGGAAAAAGGCTAATAGACAGCCGGTGAAAAACTTGGAATACATGACTAGATTGGACGGGTTGATGGGGGATTTACTCTCGAAGAGAATAGATTATACAATCCGATGGATCAAGGCGCATTCTACATCAGCCGATAATAACCACGCGGACGCGTTGGCTAACAAAGGCTCCTCCGCTTAGCGAACGGCTTTTTCAAAAGCCGGCCAAAACTTTTTTTTTCAAAACTCCCGCTTAATTTACTAAAACATACCTTAGGGTATATATTATATATATATGTATACATATATATACACGTCTAAAGTATGTCAGAAATTAAAACAAAAATGTCTAAAATGTCAAATGCACCTAATAGCAAAATTAAAGGTGTGACAGTTCTAAATTGGGATTTACCTCTAGCATTGACACTAGACTATGAGTATAAAGCAAAAATTATTCCAAATCGTCCATATTTTCCTTTTGGTGAATGGCCATCAAAAGGTTACGGTATATATCCTGTATTAATTCTGAATGAATTGGATAATCGTCAGTTAGCAAGCTATGCCAAATATATTGGCGCGAATTTAGTATACAAGAAACTTTCTATATATTACAATAATAATTATATGATTCTTCCCAGTAGAGTTTTATCAATAAATGAGTATACATTTTGTATCACTTGAAAAAGCCGACCAAACCATGATTTGGAGATATATCAAATGATTTAAAGATAAAAATATAACTCTAGCCACTATAGTGGCTATATAATCCAAGCATTATGGTAAACTCTTTAGTCAAAACTAGAAATGAAAAGAAAAAACTTATTTGGGACTGGTATGCTCACGACCCAAAAACAAAACACTGGGTACACAGGCATTCCAGTATCAAACGATTTTTAACAGAACTATTAAAAGATTTAACTGATGAATGGAAAAACGATCTCGCATTATCCGAAATATGTCCGTTAAAGGGGTGGGATAAAATGAATCATTTTGGCGATAGGAGCTGCAAACTCATCGATGGAGCAACGCAAAGATTTAATATTAAATGTGCACTATATTCAAAACCCTGAAATGGGTAAATACTACTAGTTACTATTACTAGGCTATAAGTAGAGTATGAGTTATAAACCTAAATTCACGATAGATGGTGTAGATTTCTTTGATAAAGATCATTTGCAAGGATTTCCATATTTTAAACGAATTTATGTGATTAGTTCACTTGGTAACATGTGGAGAAATACTCAAAATGTGCCATGCAAAACTACTTATCTAAACAAGGATATGACCCCATTTGTATCATTACAAAAAATAGCACATTTCGCAAAATATATCGAACCAAATAATCCCGTGTGGGTTAATTATATTCAATACAACTCTAATGAAAAATATTTTCAAATTTATACGGATTTCAGAAATTCTACTTTAAAAAAGTAGTAGACCTATTTTTAAAAACGGTTAAAATTACTTGTACTAGTACTAACTATTAGTACTAGTAGTTAGTACTAGTAGTACCTAAATATGCATACGTCATCAGACTCGACGAGTTCTTCAAACTCATCTAGTTATTCAGAAGAATGTTGTTGTATATGCCTAAATAATGTATGGAATCCAAAATGTATCAATGTTTGTGAATGTAAAGGATCTCAATCACATATATGTAAAGAATGCCTCACCGAGATATATGAAAAAGACCCTACGAAGTGTCCTAGATGTAGATCTCAATACAAAACTAAACGCATCTTACGTGCCATCAGACCTACTCTCACTAGAGTATTTCTACCTCCCATACCACAAGTAAGCCCCATACCACAAGTAAGCCTACCCGAGCCCATAACTGAACCAATCCAACAATCAGGGTTAGAATGTAATGGTTGTGGAACATCTAATGGAGAGTTTGTAAAAAAGGCCAAGGTATGTAGATGTTATTATCACCAAAGATGTTATCGAACATCACATAAAATCATAAGAGGAAAATGTCTTACATGTTATGAACCAATTGATGTACAAATAAAAACTAAATATGCAGAAAAATACAATGTCAGTTTAGCAGGTGAACCTAAATATCCTAGGTTTCAAGCATATATGTATAAATTTTTAAAATGTTGGTCAATTTTAACCATTATATTTGGAACAGTATTCTTTGCGTATGGGTTTACTCATGTATTTTACAAATTTGGTAAAGAAATCGATGTTCGGAATAATGCAAGGCAAACATCTTGTATTGTTACAAATTATCTATGGTATCAATGGGAATGTCCTATACCAAATGACAAATTATATGACAAAACTATTATGAAATCTGGAGATTATCCTGGATGGGTTGTCGATAGAAGTTCGTTTAACGGTGATATATATGGAACAAGCATAGTCATTCATCCAGACGATTCTTTCGCCAAATACAAAGAAAGTCCATGTAAAAAAAGTAGAGCGTTTGTATCAGTTAGACCATTGATAAATGGCGCATATTCTACACAGGATTATTTGGCCATTGTACCACCATATTATAAACGGGTAGAAGGCCAATCCGGACTTATGTTTAAAGGCTTATATGGTTATAGACAAAGACCCGAAACAAACAATCAACTTATTAAATGTTGGATTTACGATGATAAAGAATATGCTCCATTGGATAGACAGCCAAATTGGGATATGAGTCACATCACACCTCTTCTTAAACACCAGTTAAATGAATATGTTGAAAAGTTTCAATTAACCAACGATGAAACGCGGATACCTTTAAATATCATTGCATATACAAAACGATTTACAACTATGGGCAACGCGGCTGTATTTGGAATATTTTTATTACTAACCACAATATCATTACTATTTTTGTTGATAAATCTAAAGAATTATGCAACATTTAGGTTTAAAGGCCGTTTGTCACATCCTAAAAATATAAGAAACAATGTGCATTATTAACTGATGAAAAATTAAAGATAATGAATAACCCCTACTCTACTTTTTAAGAAAAGTTGGTCAAACCGCTTAGCGAAGCGGACCACGCTACTTTTTTAAGAAAAGTAGGTTAAATATATATATATATATATATATATATATAAGTAATGCACGAATAGTATGGATATTCTTACCACGGATAATTTTACTGTGTTAGGCATAGAATTTTTCGACGCAACACTTTCAACATCACTAGACCATAATATAATTCAAGTATACAGTCCGAATGATAGTATAAGAGAGTCTGAATATGTAGATGCTTTACATATTCATTAGATTTAAATTTTGATTTACTTACATGTGAACCTTTACTATTTAAAAATATAGCACACTATATAAAATATATAAAATCACCCAACACCAAGGTGGGTTTTATGAAAATGTATATTTTAAATGAATGGACCAACGCATGTAATAATTCTTTTGTATTCGAATATGAGTAATTTTTATTTAAAAGAACTACACGTATACTATCTACGCTAACTCACTTCGTTCGTATTATTATGCTAACTGTATATTTAACAATTGAGGATAATTCTAATACTAATTTTGGGGAGTATAAATATCCATTATATATTCATAAATTTTTAGATATAAATTACACGCTATTTGGTCTTAATTGGATAGATGATGACAATCGCACAATATTATTTAAATGTATGGATTCTATGTCGAGATATATAGGTTCAAATGTCACAGAACATCATATAGACAAATATATGGATAATTATACTTTTGAATTTACTTAGTAAATAACACACTCACTCACTTCGTTCGTATCGTATGATCACAATAAAAGGTGTGACTTTTTACGATCACGGTGTAGATAAAATACCTAAAACGGCCAGGCGTCCTAGATGTATCAATCGTATAAGTATAGAAGGTGCTGGTATACAAGTAGGCTTTGGTGAATATGTAGATTCTAGATATTATTACTTTACAATTGATCCTGAACGTGAAATAGAATTATTTATAAATGAGATATGTGTTGGTAATAAACATTATCAAAAATTATCACATTATGTTAAGTATTTAGGTGGAAATCTTGTTAGTGTGTACCAGGATACTGATCCTTTTTATATAGCTTGTGATATTTACCGGGCTGATATTATACAAAACGAGTAAATTACGCTCAAGTAAACATATGTGTATATACATAAGTATACACTACGTTCGTATAGCCACTAACTCCTTACAGTCGTATCGCCAACTCACTCACTCGCTTTGCTCATATGAAATATCAACCTATATTTTTAAAAAATGTATTCAATACTCATAGAAAATTTATTTCACGTATTATAGCCAGATCTGAGGAAACTAACTGTGGTGAGTATCGTAATGCATTAGTGTATAATACATACCTATTTATCCCTGTAAAGAATAAAAGCTCTCTTCAAGACGAAATATGTAAACATATCCCCTTAGCCCTGTAGGGCTAAGTGTTTTTATCCATTACAGGGATAAAGAGATGTTAGACATTATGCAAAATATATGGGCGCCGGAGGTATTAAATTTAACACACTTAAGGGATGGAAATTTCACACAGATACATTTGAACTGTATACTTAAACAGTTAATTCGCACCCTTTGGTGCGTCGAGGTGTTATAATTTCGCCGACTTTTGAGCCTTTATTCAATTTACCTACAGGATAGTACAGGACTTTGAGGTTTTGCATATTCCGATATTTGGTATGATTTTTGCATTCCATAGCGGCTAATGTAAGGGCTTCTTCCAAATCACTGGTAGAACAACATTCACATTTTTCTGCGATATTCGCGGAAACTTTGACAAAGGCATGTCCACTTGGAAATCTTTTGAGATGTAACCATATATCATCTGGATTAGATGTGTCAAACAACTCCCAATTCTCTTTGGCGGTTTCGCCTAGTAATATGTCATAACCTCTATGGTGAAAAGTCTTCATAACGTATCTTATTTTAGAATATATTCTAAAATTTAGGTATATTTTGCGGCTTTTAAAAAAAGCCGACCAAAACCGGCTTTTCAAAAAAGCCGACCAAAACTATATGTAAAACTATTTACTAGTATATATCGTACTACGAGTACTCGTATACTCGTATTCGTACACTCGTATACTCGTATGCCTTTTAAAATACCGAACAAAGATCATCCAGATGTTACTCTGGAAAGAGATATATTTAAAAACTATTTACAAACTCGATTAAAAGAATTAAAAGATGAATTAGAAGAAGAACATCAAAAATATGTAGATTTTATAAATAGTCTAGTTGATAAGCTTAATAAATCTTCATCCGAATTTATTCAATTTACTGAATATTATGATGATCTACATTTTGAAACATGTGAAAATAAAATATTTCAAATGACAAAGCAAGATTTTATTAATGAAATGGCTGATCTTGGTTATAAAGTTAAACTCGAAGTTAAGAAAGTTGAACAAGGTTATTATTATTATAAAGTATACTTTTCATGTAAATCCGCTTAGGAAATCCCGCGACATTCATCCAACACACTTGGAATATGACATCGGCATACTTGCTGTAACTCGTTGTAGCGTTTGGCGTAAGCGAATGAAATTTCAGGGAATTTTCTAGTGGGAATTGTCCCGTGAATATCCACAATAGGTCTTAATCGATTTATCACGACAGCTTTTTCAAAACACACTTCAGGAATTCGTTTGCACACTCCTGCGATTTTGGCGATTGATGTCATACTACTAGTAGTGGTAATATTAGTGATGGTGTTAGTGCTACTAGTATTACTAGTAGTATATATACTAGTAGTAGTAAATTTAACTATAAAAATTAACATCGCCACATTGAAATTTATCTATTACAGTAGCTCCAATATATTTAGCAAGATGTGCTAAATGAAAATCAGTCAAAGTGTTGTGTTTAAATAAATAATTTGTATCTAGAATAATCATAAGATTAGTATATCTATAGGTGTTCAAATGAACATTAACCATACTTAAAACTGTTTTATATACACGAGTATCAAGAGTATTTGGAGATCTATATATTTTTACACCTTTTAGTTTACGCATACTTTTAAATTATGTTACTATTGCGTTGGTAATTAATATTTGTACATAAAATGTGTAACGAACACTAATTAAAAGTGAATTTTACTAATTACCAGTATGACTGGGTATGAATCTTAATTGCCACCACAATATTTAATTTAAATAATTACATCAACACCATTTCACAAGTCTCTTTGTTCCTACAATGGCACCTTTTTCATCACGAATTGCGCCATCTTTACCCATATCAGGAGAAAACACATTTTTGTAACCCTGGAGGTGGCAACATTTTTCGGCAACAAGAGCCGAAACAATCATATTTTCTTTGCACTCTCCAATTCCTTCAACATCTCCATATGTGTATGGAGGGCGGCATGGAATTTGGTCAAAAGTAGTATATTCAACTGGCTTTTCAGATAATCTAGCTACTTTTCCGTTACGCGGAAAGACAAATATTTGATCATCGATTAGATATAAGCTGATGTCATGTGGAGTAAAATTCTGTAACTTTTCCATAATATATACGTACGTATATACGTACGTATTCGACCAAGTATTTTTAAGCATCCTATATGTGACTATATTTACATCTTGGAATTCTACTCCAAGAAATGCATCGAATATCATAGTTACCCCAAGAGTCTTTATGAAAATGTGTACTATATTCTAAAGTTTCCAGTTGATTCACATCCTCATCACGTAATGAATAATAATCACATGTAATAAGAGTATTCCCCATCTCGGCTTCTTTCTTTATCCTATCTAAAACTTTCTTAAGTTTGTCAGACATCCCTGTTGGATCTACAGAATATTTAACATTTCGTGCTAAACATCTCATATATTTATCCCTAAAGGGATAAACATACTTAGCCTTAGGGTCACTATAGTGACCCTATAAGGCTATGGATATATGCTCTGCGGTGTTGCTCATATTGTTACACTTTATATACTTTGTCTAATTATTGATAAATAGTTTTCACCATGAGATAATTATTTCCCGATGAAATATAGGTATATGTACATATTCATATTTATCTTTAATATCATATTCTTTGAAGATACTACAAATATCATTATAATAATCCATATTATAGCCTCGATAATATTGACTTCTTGCAAAACATATACTAACCTTTCTTTTTCCACACTTATTAGCATACCTAATACGATCTACAATCTCAGGTATAATATCCCCTAATTTTCTTGTAAACGCTTCCCTTTCGAAACGTTCATATTGAATCCTCTCCGTATTAAGTTCTTGTATAATAGGTATATTATAATTCATATTTTAATAGAGTTGTGTATGCCTTTAGAAATTATTTACCTTTAAATAATTTAACTAGGAGTGGATAGAGTAAAATTAAAGTAGTGAGTAACTATCACAAATTCCTAATAAGTGTTTTTATGTGCCCCTAAGGGCGTTTGTAAGGGTATTCCTTAGGCAGGTATATTCAACAAGTTATCTTCCAACAAGACAGGAGTGTATCTAGGGCTAGGGAAAATAGTGTGCGTGGTACGACTATCCATATATTCAAATTCCAATATACAATATTTGTTAGATTCCGGGTCGGCGTAATCGAAATAAATCTTCATCGGTTCATATGGCATATCCAAAGACCATCCCATATCAAACGGAAATTCCATAGTATATATATTATATTTTGACTTTGTCTTATAATACTTGAGAATATTCTCCATAGTAGGCTCCAATATATCATCTTCATTCTTGCGATAATGGATTTTGTAACTACCTTCGTAATTGATCGTGGGTACAGTATAGGATATCAAAGCCGCAATATAATACCCTTCTGGATCTGGATGCTGAGGTGGATAATGTTTGTTAGATTCTGATCTCCTAGTCCCATCTTCATGAAAATAATCCGTAAATACATCATCACATGGCGATTGATGTAAAACAACATTCCCTGAATTATTTACATAGTAATAAGTGAATCTTAGCCTATCTAGTAGGTTAGGTTGACTGTATTCTTCCGAAGGATTGTGAACCGCGATACAAATAACATAAGTATGTTTGCTGGGTATGTGAAAGTGTTGTGGGAAAGAGTTTCTTTTGGGCATAACGATCGAAGCGAGTTAGCGTAGTGAGTGAGAGTTGGAGTGAGTGTGAGTTTACGAACGTAGCGAGTAAAACTAAACTTGTTTAGTTTTATTTAGTCCCAAAGGAAACTGTGTACGAACAGTTAGCTATGACATAGCCTTATTGTGGCATAGCCCAAAACGCATACACTAACCCACACCTTGAAAGAATATCCGTATGATCTTGATACTAAATATGATCCAACAATTCCAATCCTTTAAATTGATAAGCAGCGTGGTGATCATTTACAGCCATGATATATTGCGGATGATCCCGTAAACAGTGTGGATTACACTTGACGTAGACGTGCATTTCTTTACTATCCACATCTTTGAAGTGTTTTTCCAACCACTCTTTAAAAAGTTTCTCTTTATCGACAAAAGATACCTGTAGGTATTCTTTGAGATTCATTCTGATTGTGTGCAAGTAAGTATATTAGAGCAAGTAGATATACTATGGTAAGTATATACCCCAAGGTAAATATTACTAGTTTCCATCATCAAGCAATCTCATAAAAGATGATTGAAGTTTGCCATCTTTAGCTCGGAATCCTTGGGCGAATACCCGTCTAACCGTATAATCATCAGATAGTTTGTTTTGTTCAGCTTCTTCTTTGGAAGGATATATTGTTTGAAATCCCATTCCGTATTGATCAATCCTTCCTATAGAAGGCCAAAATGGTTCACCTTCGGCATTAAGATATCCTAATTCGGGATCTACCCGGATAGGTGTATAATAAGTATTATTATGTATAACTTCATCTCTAGACTGAGTTTGATACCTACCCAAATCTTGATTTCTTTGAAGAAATCCAACGTAATTTCCGCCAATGAACCCTGCAATTCCTGTAATAATGGATAAACCTCTCATAATGTGATATTCATGTAAATTTCATATCATGAAGTATTATTAGCTAATTTTGTATTTATTTCTTTGAGTTGACACAATTTACGATCCCGAAGGATCTTTGTTTAATAACATATCCTACGAGCGAGCTACAAAATAATACATTTACATACAGATTTCTTCTTTTTCATGGTAATGGTTTTCATTGGAATGTATTCATAAATCTGCTTTTGCTGTTGTAAACTTGAATAATTCTTGATACAAACACACTTTCTTGTTGAATTGTTGCAAACAATCGATCGATCTGGACAATGACAATCATGTTGAAACCACAGACATGACTTGTAATTTTTTATTTCTTGTAGCCTTTCTCGTTCTTCCATTATTTAAGTAAATAATAATGTGATTTACGTATTTTAGCAGGTAGAGATGCAAAAGACTAAAAGGAGTAGCGAAGTGGTGTAACGAGCGAAGCGAATAGTTATGCGTTTTTTTCGATCCCGAGGGATCTTTTCATGAGTATATTTAATCTTCGTCATCAGACTCAGTGGAAGGTTGGTAACTGGAATCGGAGTCTTTGTTATGACACTGGCATCCAGAGCAATGTTGCTTAGAATATCCAATATCCTCTAGAGTAACACTGACATAATGATCAGAGTAATAAGATGTGTTATCATCTTCTGTGCGATGAGAGAAGGTTGCCTTAAGATTGAATTTTTGTTTCAAAACGTCTGCATGTTCATTCATAATGGTCTTGAGTGCCATAGACGCGCCTGGTGAAGCGGCCCATTTCCAAAAGTGCTCAACAGTAACAGGTTCTCCGTCTTTCTTCTTAATAAGTGCAGAATCAACCAACTTGTCTATAGATGTTTTGAATTCATCGTAAGACTTGGCTTCTTTATGTCCTTCGTTGTGCAAATATTCTTGTCGGTTTTTGTAAGCTTTTGAAAGGTTAAATGGCTTGGACACTAACTTATAGTGATATCTTGGTTTGTTGAGGTTTGAACTCATATTGAATGACTGGAAGGAGTAAAGAACGTAAATAATAATGTTATTTACGAATTTTTTTGCGATCCCAAGGGATCTTTTGCTAGGTATATAAGGGGTATTTAAATATCGATCTCGTCCTCAGATTCGAGATCAACATCAAAGTCGTCGTCATCGTCGTCGGTGAGGTGAGTTTCCTCCTCCACGGGGAGATCATCGAGGTCGACGGCGGTGTCGCCTGCACCGTCTTCGACGATGTGCGTGTCGGCAGTGACGGTATCAGCGGTGTCGGCATCGTCTTCAATAAGGATGTCCTCAGCGTTGTCGTTGGTAGTTTGTTCAGGTTCGTCGTCAGGAGTGACTTGGGTGAGTTGAGTAAACTCTTCCTTAGTAAGATTCTTGAGTTCACTTTCAGTGAGATCGGGGATGAATTGATGCAAAGCGGCAAGGACTTCATCCTTCTTAAGCTTGGAGACGC